ATGAATAAGCAACTTACTACTATTGTTCTCTCACGCTATTTTTGTACAAATAAGTTTCATTTTGCCTATTTTGTGATTCCGTTGGGGTTCGAACCCAAGACCCACAGCTTAGAAGGCTGTTATACGGAACACCAATAAAATATCTAAACAATAGCGACTTACGCTATAGGCGAATAATCATTTTGCGGCAATTTTGCGACATTTTACGCAAGCCTACTCCACAGAACATACAAATATACTTTACATTATCATTTCCTTTTCTGCTGATATTCCACAACTAAGAGCTGCTTCACATCTGCTAAATCCAACTCTAAATCACGATAGGTAGGATTAAAGGAACGCAATATAAGCTTTCCATTATTCATATCCAAGTCAATGATACGCTTTAATAGAATACCTTCTTTATGAACTATGATATATTCCTTTCCGTCTATATGAAGTCCATTGCTCTTTACCATGTAGTCAGGGCAGACTTTACATATAACGATGTCTCCATTCTGATAAGCTCTAGACGAGCCATCATCCATAGAATCACCGCTTACCTCGAATGCTACGTACTTTTCTTTATCTTCCTTTACAATAGGGATTGTTGGGAGCGATGATATATATACATCATCTGCATATCCGCTGAGATAACCTGCATAAGCCATCTGTGGAACAAGAGGAACAAAGCTGACGCTTGAATTGATATTCGATTTGATGTCATCGTTAAACATCTTTCCTTCTCCGGTCTTAAGCCAATTCAGATTTAGCTGAGGGTAAGCCAAAGAGATATTCTTCAAGAAAGTCTCGCTAGGCATATCCGGCAATCTGTTAATTGCACTGGTATAGCTCTTACACTTCCGCAAGAAGAATGTAGTACTAATTCCCATCTCCGTACAGAATGGCGCAATTCTGCTTTTGTAGTTGTTGAATTTTTCAATATTAGCCTCCGGCTGCAACATTTCACCAGCTCCATTAGCTAGCCAATCCATATTAAGATCTGGAAATTTAGAATTTACTCTATAAGATACCCTTGCCGTGAACACACCATTTTTCCCTATGATTGGAAAGTTAGAGGCCACATCGGCTTTGTCGCAAAATTCACGTTTGGTAATTCCTTTATATTTAAGATACTCACGCAGTCTAGTCTTTGCGTTTTCGTTTTCGCTTACCTTTATAGGTGAAGAGATGAACATTTCCCCCATTCCTGTCCTAATATAACTTGGATTTACCTGCGGAAATTTTCTCGTTATAGCTTGCAAGCTTTTGGAAGATACACGATTAGTTATACGGCTTACGAAGCCATGTCCTAAGCCTACGGTATCCTCGAATTTTTCATTTGAAGTGTAACCCAAAGCAGTGATTACAGCCTTCAGTCTTTCGTATGCACTATTCATAACCTAAAATTTAATACGCAGTAAGCGCATGTGTAACTTAATTTATGTAAACATTTAGAGTTTAAAGATAATAAAGGTTAATATAGTATATTTAAACACTAATTTATTTGCATATTTGCGATACTTTTCTTATCTTTGCACTCGTAAACATTAAATATGTTGCAAATATACATAAAAATATCGTAACTTGCAAGAAATTTAATATATTTTTTGCAATATTACATAAAAAGGTGAGACACACCATAAAAACTGTAGAAAGAATATGTCATTAAGCGAGATTAAGCAATTAGTATCTATCGCATTTCAAGCGGGACGGATGGATGCCCAATTCGAAATGGGCTTGCGTTCCGACAAGATACGCAGAAAGGATGCCGAATGCTATCTTGCATCAAAAGGATTCGAAAAACAGATGATTGACAAATGGGTCAAGAATAGGTTAATGAAAGAATATGTAGGTGATAGTAAAAACTCACCTAGATATTATTCTCTCAAAGAAATCAATGAACTTGTTGTTTCTTGTCAGATAAAGAAAATGATTATTTAAAATATACGACTATGGCAGAGAATAAGGCAGCGAAGCCTGTAGAAGGGCAGAGCGTAGAAATTAAGGATTATGAGTTTCGCCTCCTTGATGCAGATGAGATAGAAGTCCGTGTTGGTCAAGGTGGTAATCAGAAGTCACCGGACTGGTGTTCCTTGTTGCTTTACAAGGACGCAAGATGTGACATGAGACGATTAGATGAGAAGTTCGGCATCTATGGTTGGAAACGTAAACATGAGCTTATCGGTCAGAACCTCTTTTGTACGGTTTCCGTTTATAAAGAAGGCATCGGTTGGATAGATAAGCAAGATGTTGGTACGCCAAGTAACACTGAAGCCGTTAAAGGTCAAGCAAGTGATTCTTTCAAGCGTGCATGCTCTTGTTTAGGTATCGGTCGAGAATTGTATACTGCTCCCAAGAAGATATTCATCAACCTCAACCGAAACACCGAATATTCTCAAAGCGGAAAGTTGAAGACAATTTTCCATGTTGGATATGTAGGTTATACAAACAGATGTATTGCCAAACTTATTATTCAAGATGAGAATAACATTGTGCGTTGGTATTGCGGCATGACAGAACAAGAAGTTCTTGAATGGATGAATGAGCAGAAAGAAGTATATGGTTACTCTGAACCAGCCCCAAAGAGCGAGGAAGAAAAAGACGAAAATCTTAATGAGCAAAAACAATATGCTTATCCACAATTGCAACAGGCTCAAATTTGGGAGGACGTAGATAGAGTTTGGAACGGATTCCCAGACCTTCAGAAGTCCGAAGAGTTTAAACGCAAATGTGCATTACGAAAGATGGAACTCGCACAGAGCAAGAAGGATTTAAAAGCTGTTTATGATGCTTATCCCGAATATCAAAAGAATGCAGAGTTCTTAGCTAAGTTGACACAATTTAAATCAAGATTAGTATGATACAATTGAATAACAGTGGAGTTCTTTATGAGGACTCCACACATCAATACTTTTATGATGGTCGTGAATTAAGTGGCATTACAGGTATGCTTCATCAGTATGTATTTCCCAATATGTACTCTAACGTAAGCGAAGAGGTATTGAAGAAAGCTGCCGAAAAAGGCACTATTATCCATGAGCAGGTAGAGTTGTTTGCTTCATTGGGTATTGAGCCAGCCTCAGAGAGTGTCAAGGATTTTGTCGCTTATATCAAGAAGAATGGATATGAGATTATAGGTAGCGAATATGTCCTTCGAATCGGAGAAGACCATGCAAGTGCAATCGACTTGGTGATGCACAAGGATGATGCACCGGACGATGAGGTTGAGATTTGGGATATTAAGGGTACTTATTCCGTTAATAAGGAGTATGTGCGTTGGCAGAACTCGATGTATAAGTTCGGTTTCGAAACATTGAATCCTCATCTGAAGGTTACACGTATATGTTGTATGTGGTTACGTGATGACGAGAAGCGTGGAACAATCTGTAAACTCATCCCATTAGGCAAGCCAAGACCAGCGAGTGATGTTAAAGAATTGTTCCGATGCGAGAAAGAAGGTCGTTTGTATAATGATGATACAAAAACACCTTATTACATTATAGATAACGAAATCGCACTCATGGACGTTCAAGAGCGCATTGCTAAATTGCAAGAACAGGAAAAGGAGTTGAAGGCAGCTATCTTTGATGGTATGTCAAATGACAACCTAACGTCTTATAAAACTTCAATTTACACTTATTCATTGAAGTCTGCTTCTGAGAGGGTTACGTTAGACACGAAGGCTTTTGATGCGGATGACGAAGAAGCTTACAACCATCTATTGAAAAAGTATAAAAAGGTAACTAAGGTAAAGCCTAGTTTGACCTTGAAAAGAGTTGGATAATTTATTGTTTTATTAAATATTTTAAGTTATGTCTAATAGTTATAAAGGTAAGATTGTTGCTATCGAAGGCATTCAATCTATTCAGAGACAAGGTAAAGAACCATTTGAAAAGAGACGTTTGATGCTTGATGCAACACGTTTCGATGGTTTGACAGGTGAACGTGGCTACGAAAAGCGCATCATCTTTGAATTCAGTGGTAAGAATGTACATGTACCGGATGGTTTTAATGTCGGGGATATTGCTGAAGTATTCTTTGACGTTGAATCATATCAAGGAACAAAGAAGGATGGCACAACAGACTGGTTTACATCTGTTCGTGGCTACAAGATGCAAAAGATTGAAGCACAGAACAATGCGCCACAAGGTGGCATGCAAGCTGCTGCTAATAATCCTTTTCCACCACAAGCTCCAGCCGCAGGTTCAGCACCAATTCCACCAGCGCAGCCGAGTGGTACTAACACATCTGATGCGCCATTTTAAACTTATTATGGTGGAGAATTAATTTTCTCCACCTTTCATTAAAAAAAGATGGTATATAATATGTTGAATCCGGTCGAGCTTGAAAAGTTCGAGGAACGAACCAAGGCTATGATAACCAAAGCCAAGAAACTACAAAGTGATTATTATAATGAGAAGTTCTTTGTTGTTGACCTTAAAGAGAGACAACAATCTAGGACAATCCAGCAGAATGCTTATCTGTGGGTAACAATCACTTACGTAGCTATTGAAGAAGGATATACTAAGGACTATATCGAACAAGAGTTCAAACGTGTAAACAAGGATATTTTTCTTAGGGAGCGTGAGAATAAACAAGGCAAGACCTTCCAATATTGGAGGCACATACCAGACCTTGACAAAGAAGAAATGTCTTTATGTATAGACCGATGGCTTCATCATTGCTCAATGGAAAGAGGATTATACATACCGACTCCACAAGACCATGCTTATATGGTATGGCAGACGCAGGTGGAGAGGCAAGCAGAATTAAATAAAGAGTTTTTATAGGATGCTTGGTGTCGTAGCTCAGTTGGATAGAGCAAATGTTTCCTAAACATTAGGTCGTGAGTTCAAGCCTCACCGATACCACATTCTCTAACATAAAAAGAAAGAATATGAAATCATTAACAGGAAAGTATTTTATCGTAGGTGTTCGTTATGAGAAAACTCTAGAAGACGGAACGAACGCTAAAACTACAGAGCAATATGTTGTAGATGCCTTGTCATGGTCAGAATGCGAGGCTAAGACTACAGAAGAAATGGCGGTATACACAAATGGTGATATGGAGATTGTCACTATGAAGAAAGCTGGTTTCTCTGAGTTGTTCCTTTCAGAGGTAGATAGTGAGGATAAATACTACGATTGCAGTATTAACATGATTACTATTGACGAAAAATCTGGCAAGGAGAGGAAGACCAAGGTTCGTTATCTTGTGCAGGGTGATACCATTGAGAAGGCTCGTAAGAATGTAGATGAGATTATGGGTAAGACTATGATTGATTACAATATTACAAGCCTTAAGGAAACATCAATCATGGATGTATTCTTGCATATGGGTAAACCAAAGGAGTAAGGCTTTTCATTTTTCTTATTATTTAATTAGTTTGAAATCCCCCTATGGGGTGGTGCTGCTTAGTTCAATGGTAGAACGTCCGCCCAAATCGGAAAAAGGTTGTGGGTTCGACCCCCACAGCAGCAACTATGACTTTTGGTTTGATAAAGGATAAAGATTATGGGATATTATGATAGATTCAACAAAGGTGGAAAGAAGCCTAAACACCAAAGGAGCGAGAAGCAAAAGTGGGTTGACAAGCTAGATAGGCTTATGTCGGTTTATATCCGCATGAGAGACTCTAGAGAGTTTCACTATAAGTACTTCAGATGTATCAGTTGTGGACGAATATTGCCAATCGACCAAGCCGACAATGGGCATTATTGCGGACGAACTCATATGAGCTTGCGCTTTGATACACGTAATCAAAATGCGGAATGCAAACGATGCAACAGATTCTCTTCTGACCATCTTATCGGTTATAGAAAGAATTTAGTAATGAAGCTTGGAAGATTGGCTTATTTGCAAAAGCATCCTCACGTTCCTTTAGATATGGAAGAAGTAAAGCGGCTCGGAGAACAACAAGTCGATTTACTGGAAGTAATGAAGCATCAAGCAAAGAATTGGTCGGTGTTTGAATTACAGGAACTCTATAAATACTATGCGGCTCTAATTCTGAAAATGAATGAAGAAAAAGACAATTAATAAGGTTTAAATAATGTTATAGTCACAGTTATAGACACTAATTTATTTGCATTATTAAATTATTCTTCGTACCTTTGCAATCGTCTTGGTGAGACACACCATAAAAACTGTAAGGTCATTTTTCTATTGGCTTTTGTTATGCATAAGACTTGTGCATTCCTATATAGTAACAAAAGTGATTTCATATTATTTGTGAAATGAAGTTTAAATTAAGACCATATCAAGAAGAAGCAAGCAAGAAGGCAGTTGAGTTTTTCTTGGATGAAAAGAAAAATTGGAACGCTCTGGAAGTGCTCCCTACTGCATCGGGCAAATCATTGATTTTGGCAGATATAGCTGCTAGGCTCAAGGATAAAGTGCTTGTGTTCTCTCCTACTAAGGAAATTTTGGAACAAAACTACAAGAAGTATTGTTCTTATGGATTTGATAATGCCAGCATCTATTCCGCTAGCTTTAAATCAAAGGAAATCAGCGATGTTACTTTTGCTACAATTGGTAGTGTAAAAGGACATCCCGAATTGTTTACTGACTTCAAGTACATATTGATTGATGAGGTTCATTTAGTGAAACCTGAATCCGGTATGTATAAGGAGTTTCTTGATAAATTAAAGAGTAAGGTCATAGGCTTAACCGCAACACCTTTCCGCTTGTATTCCTATCAGAACTATGGTAGCATACTGAAGTTTCTGACAAGAAGTCGAGACAAGATTTTCAAGGAGCTTATTTACTATGTTCAAGTTGAGGATATGGCAAAGAACGGATATATCTGTCTGCCAAACTATTACTCTTGTCCACCGCCACAATGGAATGAAGGTAATTTGCAGCTAAATTCAACTTGCCGTGATTATACAGACCAAAGTGTAAAACAAGAATATGAACGTGTGGATTTGTACGGATGGCTAGTTAGTGTTGTCAATAGATTACTTAATCCGAAACGAGGTGGACAACGTAAAGGCATCTTGGTTTTTACCAAGTTCGTTAAAGAAGCTCAGATGCTGACCTATTCCATACCTAACTGCGAAATGGTCTGCGGAGAGACACCTCCTAAAGAACGTGAGGCTATCATCGAGCGTTTCCGCAATGGGCAGACTAAGGTACTGGTAAATAGCCAAATCTTGGTCGTAGGCTTTGACTATCCGGAGTTAGATACTGTAGTGTATGCAAAGCCAACACGCTCTTTAGCGCAATACTATCAAGTTGTAGGAAGACTTCTTAGGCTATCGAAAGGAAAACAACCTTGGTTTGTTGACCTTTGCGGTACTTATGATAGATTCGGAAAAGTTGAAGACTTGAAATTGCTAGATCAAAACGGCAGAGGGAAGTGGGTAATAATGAGTGGAAATAAACAATTAACAAATGCATTTTTTTAAGATATGGTAGTAAAATTAGACGAAAAAGCATGTAGCTTGGATGCAGATGAATTGGTCGCTTTCGTCCGTCTGTCATTTAATGCTGATAAAGACGGATATGTGTATGGGAGCAACAAGGAATTATCGGATAAGATAGGTATGTCGGTGGCAAAGACAAAAAAAGCTATTGATGGGTTATTTCAGAAACAAATGGTATCTATCGGAAACGGAAAAGTCTTTATTTGGAAACATGAAGACAACATAGAATTTGCTGAAGGTGAAGAATCTAAACCACACAAGAATGAACCTGAACGAATAGCATTGAATAACGTCCCTAGTGTACAACAAGTGGATGATAAAGCAAAAAAGGTTTGCGAATATTTCAATAAGGTTATCGCTGGAAGAGGAATGCCTCTAGTTCATGCCCTGACATCGAAGAGAAAGTCAATAATTAATTCACGGCTTAAAGAATATGGGAGTGAGCAGATGAAGTTGATGATTGACAAGGCGGCAGCATCTTCATTCCTTAATGGTAGTAATGGATGGATGGCGAGTTTTGATTGGATTATGAGACCAAATAATTTTGTTAAAGTATTGGAAGGAAATTATGATGATAGAAAGCAAGGGACTAATAAAGACGCAGAGCAAGGCTATTACCAAGAATCAGCCGACCTCGTGCAGCGTCTCAATCAACAGAGAAAAGCAACGAATATTCAATGAGTACGGAACATTCGATAACGTTCTAATGTCTTTCTCTCCATCAAGCCAAGTAGGTAGTAAGATGCCAATCGGGAAAGCTTTTAAAAGCAACGCACCAACACTTACCTATCTTGACTTGTGTTATGGAGAAGGAAGTGCAATAACATGGCTTGTAGCATGGGTTTCTGATGTCTATGGTATTTGTGGCTTTGTAAATAATGAGGCTACTGAAAATATCAAGATAATGACTGCAAATGCTATAAAGGATGAGTATTATTTCCTTAATCTGAACGAGCTGATTACTTTCTTCAAGATGTTTATTGCCGGAAAGTTTGAGAAATTCTACAAGAAGCCAAATCCGCAAGTTATAACAAAGAGCTTGAATACTTTCTGTTCCCATCGTATAGATGCCATAAAAGCAGTAGAGGCAAATATACAGAAAGAGAAAGAGGCTAAAGAAGATGAGGCTATCAAGCAAAATGCCATCACTTATGAAGAATGGGCGGCAAGAAAAAAAGCTAAGGGCGAGGAAGTTAATATAGAACTTATCGAAGACGAGAAAGGCAACAAGATTTTTCGGGTTAAAGCTCCTAAAGCTGATGCTAGATTAGACTCAGCTTATATGATAGTCAAGAATACAACAAATGCCGATTTTAAGGCTATATGCAAGCTAAGAGAATGTTTCGTTAAGAAATATGGTATAGACCCATACGACTTGATTAGAAATTTAGGGAATAAAAAACTTAGAGAATATGAAGAAAGAAGAAATTGTCAAGGCAATCATTAAGAACCTTAGAGATGTAAATGGCAAAAAGTTCCGCAAGGATGATGTTCAAGCCATTGTGAATTATTTCATAGACCTCACAAAGCAATCGTTGCGAAACAGAGACCGTGTTATGATACGCAGCTTTGGAACATTTGTAGTACGACATAAAAATCCCAAGCAAATTAATTGCGTGCGAACAGGAGAGAAAACGATGACAAGGGAGAAAGACCATGTGGCTTTCATTCCTTCTAATGATTTTGACTTAGATTCAATAGTATAAAATGGAGATAGCAGAAATAGAACAGATTATAGAGGCTTGCAACTTTGATGTTGCTAGCCAGACCCAAAGAGCAGAAACATTCAACGTAATTGACGCTATTGTAGAAATGCGCAAATACGAAGGTCGTTTCAACGCCAAACGTTGGGAATATGAAAATGTTAATGGACGTGGTACGATAGAAATATATTCTAAACTCGTTGCCGGAACTCTAGAGGACAAATTAGCAGAGTTTGCTATTATATTATTCTCAATGGCCAATAAGTACAAGATGAATGTCAAATCGTTGAGGCTAGACCCAGATTCAATGAGAGACCGTTCCTTTGAAGACTTGATGATGTCTATGCTGAAGATTGAAATGACACATTACCGAGTGTTCAAGAAGATAATAATCTTGATTGGCATGCTTTGCGGATATTGCATGATGAATGGTATTGATTTGTTGTGGTTCGTTAACAAAAGACTTTTGATAAACATTAAATAGGCTAAAATATGAAGAAGTTAAAGTTAGTTTTTACAAGTACGGATTTCGCATCTTATACGAAGAGTACTATGGGTATGTTATGCAAGGTTCTTTTACGAATTCCTTACCTTGTACTTGTAGGCATAGTTAGTACAACATGCTGGCTTGCTAAGTGTATTGTAAGGTTCTGTAAGGAGAATACAAAGGCAGCAGTAATAATAGGCTTTGCTATCTGCTTTATGGTTATGTTTGTTGAGTTTATCTATTTTAAAATTCAACTAGCAAAGAGTTCGTATCAGACAAGTGAACTTATAAAGCGGAACTATGAGCTGGAGCAGACCGACAGATACGATATAGGCTTCCATGATGCAATGGCAAAGAACAGAGAAATGCTTACACAAAATATTGAACCATGACAAACGAATTCAATGATGCGTTTACGAGAGCGCAAGCTTTGCAGAGGAGGTTCAACCCAGATTACATGAACTCCTTTTCGATAGCAATTAAATATGATAGCTATTACGAGGAATACATGGAGATTGAATTGAGAACAGATAATGATAAGTTCTTTATTTCTACATTGACATGCGTTTACGAAGAGGATTATACTCTAAGATTAGACGAATTAGAAAAAACAATAGATAAATTATTAACAGATGAAGACAATGAATAAAAAAGTTATTTTTGTAAGCCTGTTGGATATTATAAGTATTCCATCGGGTAACGAGCATCCTATAGATATTACGGATTTTCAGCTAAAGCACGATTTCTTTAGAGCGTTGCAAGCAGATAATAATATAGTCCGTGTCAACATCTTAGGATATGACAAGAACCAAGTAATGTATTCAAGCGATATAACATTCAAGAAAATGGTATCGGTTATTTCATACGAAATTGCTATGTATACAGTTAATGCGGTAGTTCCATATTGCTCTACTGATAATATTGATGATACTTTTGTTGATGCTGCAAAAAGCACCGAGAGTATAGAGTTTCTCAAAGACAAATCTAATTGGCTGATTATTGGGAACGATGATCTGGCTGATAAATTTGGGGTTGACAATATAACAATGGAGGATTTCGTCAATGGAGAACTTGGAGAATATTCTGAAGGAGCTAAGACAGCAGAAAAGAGATAAACATATTAAACCGGAAATCTTGACCTTAGCAACCATAAAGAATAGGTACGGAAAAGACCCGTTACCTGAGTTGCGTAATTTATGGGCAAAAGGACTGGTTAAGAATTGTAGAACTTTAAATGATTTAGGCTTTATATACAATGGATAAGGAGTTAATAAAGAAGTTAGTAGCACAAGGCAAGGCTTATGTACTTGACTTGCGAGGTGGTCGTGTTCCTTATAAGGAAGGTAATGCTGCGGCAGTTGATTTTTACTGTCCACAAGATGTGGTATTGAATATGCCTTGGGTGAAAATGGGAAGAGGTCACATAAATCTGCATTTAGGTGTTGAACTTCCTAAAGATGTTGGCTTGGATATTCGTTCACGTTCCGGCTTTACTGACAAAGGTATGCAAGTTGATGTGGCCTTTATTGGCAAGAACGAAACACAAGTTGGTTACATGACTAATGTTAGAGCGGATATTGATATTTGTCTAGGTCTGGTCGATGAAGACTATAGGGACAATATTGGTGCGCTTTATAGAGTTAATTCCGACCGTTATATGCCGACAAAGGATAGCAAATTTAAACTAGATTCAGATTACGAATATTATGTTTTCGTAGTCAAGAAAGGTACTCGTATTTGTCAGGGGGCATTCCGCAAGGTAGAAAATCCAGATTGCATACTTGGAGAGTTGAATATGGAAAATAATCGTGGAGGAGGATACGGACATGGTGGAGCAAAATAACAATGGGTGTTGCGAATATGCTAACAAGTATATCTTTGAGATTAGACATTTGGCAGACATGATTGAATGCAAGGATAATGCCACTTTCGTTTCATCTCTAAGGGAGGACTTCGGAAAGCTCGGATTATTTTCAAGCGCAGCCAATTTCCTTCGTCTTATGTATGAGATTCGAGCATCTTCTGAAGACAAAGAAACCTTACGAAATCATATCAGCGTAATGGCGATGGAAGCCTTGCTTACGCTCTCTTGGTATATTGTTTCTGATTATAACGACATCATCGGGTCGCAAATCGAGCTTTTCAAAACCAAGAATAAGCGGTATGGAAACGCTTTCTCGGAATGTTTCTCTAAGGATGGTTATCCGTATGCATTCGGTCATTTGCAAGAGAAGATTAATCGTATTTGCTCTTTGCTGACTTTGAACGAGGATGCTAAAGAAGAGCCTGTCATAGACAGCTATAAAGACTTGTTAGGTTATTGCATTTTAACTCTTATCGAAATAAAATGAGATACCGAATAACGAGAATAGAAAAAGTTATCAATGGGCAGAGTTCATTTGAGCACTGCTCGTTGATAGTTTCTAACATAGAAAAGTTTAGGAAACAAATAGATGCAGACGCGGTTAACTTCGTCTATGAAATGTTGGATTAAAAATAGAAAAGAATGAAAGAACCAGACATTGAAATGAATCTAAAGAAAATCATGGAACGCATAAAATGGATTAGAGAAACTAAGGCCATCTTATCCAAGGAAGAAATAAGTCTTTCCATTCCATTGATGCAAGACTTATCGCAAGTAGGCAATATTTACGATAAGTTTATGAGCTATCATGCCGGACGAAATTCCACAATGGTACGCAAGCAATTTATCTTTGTTATTCTTTATCTTTATTCTCCTAGTGCCCTTGGCGGTTCTAAGATGAGAAGAGGGTTAAGAGAAAAAATCGCTAAGGTTTTGGGGTGTACATGTTCTAATGTAAGCCATGATTACAAAAACATCAGTTTCTATTATGTTACTTACCGAAGTTTCCGTAATGACGTGAATGAGATATTGGATAAGCTATTAATAGATTTGGGTTTAAAAGAGATAGGGGAAGAATAACTTTCCCTACCCTTTTTAAAGCAATCGCAACTCTTGTTTAATACCAAGTTTTTTTGACTCTTTATTAAAGAATTCTATTTTACGTTTTACTTTATCTTTAAACTTCTCGAACAATGCAATTAAAGCCTCTTGCTCGGTATCAAAAAGCTCTTCTTCTCTAATTGTATGCTGTACGGTTCGTTTACAATGGTCGGGTTTGTATCTATAATCTATCCACCAACCCGAAGAATTAAATTCGTTCCCCTCAAACCAAGATACGTTGCAGCATCCCTTTACTATACAGCGTTGTGGGGCATCAAACCATCCATCAATATACCAAGCAATATCACCATTCTTATATTTGGGTATTGGTCTTTCCTCTTTGTTCGTATATTTATATTTCTTCATATTCTCTTTTTTATTACTTATAGAAATCCCTATTATAAATACCTGAAAGCCTTTGCATATCTTCCTCTGTTATGGAGTACTTGTAGTTTAACTGATATTGAATATAGTCTCCATACTCCACATCTTTACATGGGAACAGCTTTCCGTTATCAATTCGTTTGAATATTATATTATAATCTGTCCTCACTCCCTTGTTAATAATTGAGAAGTGACTTCCTACAGACTCTCGTTTATCTATTACTTCATACCAAAAAGTTTTACCTTTATGAGACCTATCGTTAACACCCATATAAGCAAAAATTCCTAATATAAAAAGAACAAATAAAAGCTTAAAACAACTGTTATCTTTTTCCATATTACTAATGTTTTACTACTTCCAAATACTTTAATTTTGCGAATCTGTATGATACATATATCTTATCTACATTCACATCTGTATTAAAGGCAAGGATACATCCTTTATCATCATAGAACCCAAGGATAATATACTTTTCCTCTACATACCCTGCAACGTATGCACCAATATCATTACCTTTATAAAGAACAGGCTCTCCACGATACGCATTAAAAAAATCTTTATTTGTCATACGCTATCGCTATTTTAGTTCATCAAAGTCAAGCCACTCAATCTTATCGTAGCACTCATACAGAACTTCGATACGCTGTGTTCCGTCTCCTCTTGTGACAACCCATATATCGTCACTCATTGCTCCATAATGAAGAGCCGTAGGATTTACGCCACCTCCACTATATCGGAACATTACCCACTTTTTTAAAGGTGGCTTATCTTCTTTTAGGTCGTGCCATAATGATGCAGCATTCACGTAAGGAACGTTTTCCGTATCACAATCGGTAACACCAACCATTTCTGTACTGAACGTTACTCCGTTAAGCTCATTGTAATCTACCTCATCTTCATTGCTACAGATATTGAGGTAAATCTTCTTTGGTAAATTCTTTATTTTCATATCACTTAAATTTAATAATAAAAAACTCAGTATCAAGCCATTTTTCGGCTTTCCAAAGGTGATACCTTCGATTTTCTTTTCTATCATCGGACGATTTTTCGCATAACCGCAGAAGAATCGGACGTAGGTGTAAGGGATGAACCTAGCGGTTTTCTTTTCAAGCAACTCTTTGAGCTTTGAATTGCTTATAAGCATATCAAACTCTGGGTGCATTGTAACCTTGCGATATTCATCACTTCCTCCGTATTTTGCTTGAATTAAGCGGTTTATCCAATACGATTTGACAGCTCTGTATTCCTCAGTCTTTTCGCCAGCCACAATCATATCAAACCACTGCTTGCTGATGGTGAGAGTCAATATTTTCTTTTTCATCCTTACACCTCCTCCCAGTCTATTGCAAGTATATCCTCTGAGAGCATTCTATCTTCCTTGAATATATGATGCCCATAATGATAGAATATTCCTTCCTCGTCAATACCAAACGGATAAAGCCCATTTTCACGCTTTACGAGCTTTCCTTTTCTCATACGCTTTAAAGCCTCCGAGAAGTCAAATGTTTGCTTGCTCATAACTACTTGTATTTATATCTGTATCTTACATCTTGGAGAATGTAATACACATCATTAAACATATTACCTAACATACGTGATACACTACTATAACGGCTACATAAGTCTTCTGCTCCAACAGAAGCCTTCATAGTTATCTGTGCAGCTATCATTCTAAGCTCAGTATCATTGCTTACCATTACACTCTCAACTTCTTCTTAAATGTTGCAAGAATATAGATTGAACCACTACAAGGTGTTGTAGATTCAGTTGCTAATGCAGATGGAGGTATTAAGTTCCATTGTACTAGCTCCCAACCATCATAGCCTTCTTTATTAAATCTACTAGATAGAACCTGAGCTATCTCGTCAGCTTTATTAACAACTATTGAAGTTACCATATATTCCCATTCATACTTCTTCATATTTTTCTCTTTTTACTTGTTAAACTTATCGCCTTGGTGATGCGGTGGTCTTTTTTACCAACAAAACCATAGCATATTTTGTACTCAAAATCTCTTAATCTTCTGTACCAATAATCACTTGCCGTACTTAGATGACGAGCTTGCTTCATTATCTTCTTAGCTAATCTAATCTTCATACACCAACTAACTTTCCAATCAAACGATGTTCGTGCTTATCGAAAGTAATTCCATACTTGAACATTTCATCAAAAAGCATAAGACGCTCCTCGTTGGTAGCCAACCGAGTAGATTTCTTTTTATCCTCGGTCATTGTGAAATGAGAGCCTACCATTAAATTCTTATATTCCTTATGGAGATAAAGATAACAGAACAGATTATGATATTCTGGTTTCCAACACTTACATAACACAATCCAATTATTATTTATCACAACTATATTGCCTTCAGCAACAATATCTTCAAACATATTATTTTCCATACGCTACTTCTTTTTACGACAAGGGCAACTCTCAGCGTGGATAACGCAAACACCATGTTTCGTGTCCACAACCAGATAATCGTGCTCTTCTTCTGTGATTACAGATATACCAACTCTCTTTGCTGGTTTATTGATATTAGCCAATGAGCAAATGCCCTCACATATCAATGCACCAACAATCAGACACAAGACCAACCAAACGGCTGACTTGGTTAAGTCTAAAATCTTATTCTTCATACGCTACTATTTCTTTCCGTAATACTTCTCTGATAAGCCGTTGAATCGCTCATAGTTCGGCAACTTGGGAGAGATTTCAAACTTCATCGTTGTAACATCATATCCTCTATCAGTCATTTCTTTGACAAACTCTTTGGTGAAGACCTTATCGAAAAGATAATGAGCATCTGTTTGAGTCATAAACCCTAGAGGATGATAAGCACCAATGCAGTTCTCTTTCTTATCCCAATATGCCGTTAGCTTATCTTTCTTTAAAAGTCTCATATCTTAATTAATTTCCTCCTCAATCGTTTTGAGATAGTAAATTGTATTATTGATACCTGTAAGTTCCTTACAAGGCCTTTGGTAAGTCTCAGAGATTTGTTCCAAATCCTTGATAAATTGTTGTAGCTTAATTTTATCCTCCCAATCGAGAACTACTACATTTCTTGTTTCTTTTTTCATACGCTAAAAAGGTATTTGTTTATTACTACTGCGAACATGCATATGTTTTCTTCTCCAAGCTAAATTATTTTCTACTTTAATATGCCCGTCTGGGAATTGATGTACTCTATCCCAATAAGCAAACATAGAGAATATACTTTTTATACGCTTCATACGCTACTTCTTTTTATCGAATTTATTGCCAACTCTTTCTATCTTACCAATTTCCAGAACTTCTGAAAGCCAATAAAAAGGTTCATTTCCGCTGACTACCATAAAAGCATAGTTCTCTTCTGACCAAATCACTTCGCCTATAGGCTTATACCCTACGAAATGTATTAGGTCGTGTTCAAACAATTCTTTACCTTCACAATCTGTCAGCCCTGTGAACTGGCAGACAGTAACAGGGTCAATTTCATGAAGCGTTGCACCGCCTGCTTCTACGATACCTATAGTAGTTTTGCTAAGTGCAGGAATCTTCATTACAACAAAGCTTCCGATTATCCATTCTCCGTTGTCAAGACGTTTTGCCTTAAACTTGATATTTTCTACTTTCATAAGCTATAATTCTTCTTTTTCAAATTCACTTTTCGGAACTCTGTAAGATGTACTATGCCATTCACACTCATCATCTTTACCTATAACATATTTGGCAAGCGTATCTCTCAATGCCTTATAAGCTAAAGTGTTGTGACGAATCTGAATACGTATAAAGTTCTCATTATCACACATTGTAAGTGGTGATTGATTATTCATATACACCTTGCCTTTCTTGCCAAGGTTACTTCCGTTGTAACGTTGGTAGAAATATCCACTAGCCTTATGCTTGATTCTGTAAGGTTTTGTCATAACTATTCTTTTTTAAGTTCTACAGCATCATCGCTCCAAGTAAGTTCTCTTCCGATGAGTTTCTTGATACTGCCTTTAGGTAGTTCTAAACACTTACAACATCCATTATCATCTCGCCAACTATCATCAATCTTTTTAGGTTTAGATGCAAACATAAGTTCCATGCCGAAAGAATTAACACATAGCCATGCTGTATTCCCATTCCATTCTTCTATTCCACCTGCGACTTTAAGATTCTTCTCTGCAAATCGCAAGGTTTCATGCAAATTGCTTAACTCTATATCAAGGTCAAAGTTATCTGGGTTGTTAGCCAAAATATACTCTAACCTATTTGCACACATTACTACTGCCTTTTTTGATACAAAGCGAGAAAAGGTGATACTATCTGTATCATCCAAATCTATTTGAACTTTATTACCAATAATTGGATAATCAAGGTTCAAAACATAATTTAATTGTTTCTTTCTTGAAATTACCATAACTATTCCTCCATTTTTATTCAATTTCAATCTTTTTAATGTAGTATTCACGTGAACCATTTTCTTTACTATAATGGTCTTTTGGTATTTTTGAACGTGCCTTATCTAATGTAGTAAATATTAGTTGTGTTGGCTCATCTTCGCCTTCACAGAAACCGCCACTAACATAAGTACGTTTACACCAAATCTGATACAATATCATATGCTATTCCTCCACTTTAATACCAAATGGAGTGCCATCGGCAAATAACAAATTCTTAAAGCTACTTTCAAATGTCTCATCTTCATATCCACGGAAGTGACAACCATTAGTAACTAAGCATGTAAATGCACGATGTGTCTGATAATTAGCAAAGTACTTGTCTTTAACAACACCAAACGGCTGGTGTTTGAGCATTTCTGCCCAGCACTCTTCTGCATTGGCAAAAGGTCTGTACTTTGGCGCTGGCTTGATGCGGAACTTGAAATTTTTAATCATTCCAATAGGAAAATCTGTAACTTCTCTCCATGCCTTACTTACATCAGTAATACTAGAAAATTCGATAATCCTTCCTTCGCCAAACGCCTTAATAAATGGCGATAACTCTGCTGCTTCTTTACGATTCATAATCAATCCTCCAATTTTATATTATGTTCATCTGCGAAATAATCTTCTGCCTCTTCGCAAAACTGACCTTCGCAAAGTGATTCTGGGAGTGCTCTGCTAGTATAATACTCTCGGTGGCATAACTCACAGATTTCATTTCCATAATTATTTCTTAACTCTTCTCTAGTCATTATTCGCCATCCTTTCTGACTAAATAGTCATACATAGACTTGCGGTTTCTACGATATTCATTACATATCTTTTCTGCCTCTTCCTCTGTATCGCAAGTTGCAATGACTCTATCGGGATATGTATCCCAATATCTAACTACTTTAAATTTTGTCATAATCAATCCTCCAATAATTTAAACTCGGCAATAGAGTGATAAAAATCACCATTGCCATATACGTCACAACTATATGATTTACAATTAACAGAAACCTCAAAATAGTTACCATCATCGTGTGTAATCTCTACTTCATTTGGTAGGATATTTTCCTTGAAGTACTCAGCAGATTGGATATTATCCATAGGCTCTTCAGTCATAAAGGTTACACACTTTTCGTTGATTATATCTTCTATAATCATAGGCTAATCCTCCAATTTTAAATAAGCCCCACCGTTACGACTTTCCTTCAGGAAGTCATAAACTTCTTCCTTGTAGGAACAACCGCAATCCTTCTGGAGAGCCTTTATTTTCTTGTAACCGATGCCAGCTTCACGGAAAAGTTCTGCTGCTAATCCATAATATTTTACGTAGCCAATTATGTTTTGAATAACTGACCATTGTCCACGCTCAAAATCAGTAATACTATCATCTTTAGAAACGCCTAAAGCCTTGTTACATAGTCCGCACACTCTAGCCATTTCTTTTTCAAGCTGCTCGAAGGTGTACTGGCTCCAGTGATATGTAAGGTAGCTTGCACTACCTAATGCTTCTTTAACTTTATTATGCATACTTATTCCTCCAACTTTTCAATAGGTTTCCAATGAGTGATACGAGCCATTCTCCCTTCCCATAAGACGATGAAGTCATTACCATCTTTTGAGACGGTAGTGCATTCCACTCTTCTGTTTTTGAAAACATTATCAGGAGCCATCTTGCTTGTTACAAAGACTTCTTCTCCGTAAGGTGGCAACTCATCCTCAACAGATACCCAGTCTGACTTTCCTAACTCTATCAAAGCATCATGCAATAAGCTATTTGCCTTTCTCAAAGGAGCATTATGCTTATCGCTTCCAAACTCCAAGCTATCAATATTGCTGCTGATAACTTCTTGTATCAGCCCTTTAACTTTCTTCTTATTCATAGTTGTCACAAATTAAAATATTCACGAATCTGCTCACCTGTCATGCGATATACCTCAGATATTCGGCAGTCTCTAATTGAGCTATCCCATGCACTGATATATTCATCATTACAACTACCATCAGCAACACGCTCTACGGCTTCTTCTGTTCCTGTCGCAAATCCAACGCTTATAAGTTCCTTTTCCTCGTCACTAAGCCCTTTTCCTTCCAAAGCAATATTTAGAGCGATTTGCAACTCGTCATGAGCCTTATCTGAATAGCCTATAGCCTTATCAATATGACTATTGATTGATTTCTCTTTCTTATCCATAGTTCTAAATTGTTTCTTGTTTAATCACTTCGTCAAGCCTTGCCCCCATCTTCTGAATGATGTTGTCAATGGTTTTGCCTTGATAGTCGGCAGCTATCTCTTGGAGGACTGCGAGTTGGCTTGTTAGTCTGAATCTGTTTGATACTGTTATACACTAATTCTTTCTCTCATTTTCAGTGCTTCCTCAAAAGGTATATAACGACCATTCTTTGCAAGTATAAACACTTTACTCATATCCATTTCTGTAAAATTGCAAGAAGTAGTATCATATCTATTACAAATACAATGTTGCTCTTTATCATATTCTTTTGGTGGCATCCATAGCGTATGGCACAGTTTACTCATCTCTGAGTCTTCCCCACCACCACATAAGACGCAACCACCCTTGCCTAGAAAGCACACCTGTTTAGTGTCTTCTTCTTTTTTATTGAAAGAAACTATAAGTTTTGTTGAACTATACAAGTCCGTAGTCTCATGAGGATAGAACGAGCGATTTTTACCTTCTTTGTCTATGCCTTTAACGAGATAGTAGCCATTATCAATCTCGTCCATATAAGCATCATATAAAATTTCTCCTGTCTTTTTTACTTTTGCGTACATATTCTTCTTAATTATCCCTCTCCCTTTTGCAGGAGAGGGTGGTTAGTTACTCAACATCTTCAAACTCAGAGGTAATTTCCTCGTCTGACTTCTTTTTGAAATCAAAGTAAGATTCCGTTTCATCGTCATACTCGCAACTAAGGCTAACATCATAGCCATCCCAGTTGTCAACTCCACCTGCTTCCAACAAGTCTAACTTGTATTCAGCTTTAAGAAGCTCTGCCAAACGTTCTGTACTAATCTTCTTCATTATTACTTATATTTATATCCCATAAGGGATGGTTATAATTCAAACTCACTAACTACTTTAGGAAGTTTGTCATACTCCATTTTTACATGGTGTTCTTTACATGCATCAATAGCTTCTTGTTCAGAACCATAATAATGAGTTCTTGGACAGGAATTAAGATTTCCATCTTCTTCGATATATTTAAAATACTTTCCATTACATCTGCTTTCAAGTTCAACTTGTGCTCTAAAGCCTTTTTCGTCTTTTAAAATTCTATATTTCATAATCTATCTATTTTATCCTTTATAGGATGATTAATCAATCTTTTTGATACTATCAATTTCCATACTCCATAGTACAAACTCTCTACTGGAGCGAGTGCCATCTTTCTTAGCAGGGTTAATTCTTATATCAATCTTGCCAGAATATCTTGCATAATTTCGTTCTGGAACAATGCTTGCAATCCAACATACATTACATCTTGAACAGCTTACTTTGTCACCAACCTTGTATGGTAGACTTTCGATATAATCATTTACGTAAGAACAAATCTCATTGTTAGCATCATTGATGATACTTTGTTGCTTGGCAACCTTTGCTTCTAATTCTTCTTTTGTCATATCTTTAAAATTATGCCCGAAGGCGTTAAACAATCAATTCATTAAATTTTCAACCACATTTGACAGCTTCCTTGCTTTGTCTTGCAAGAACTTAGGAAGATTATCGAAATCAGAAGGCTTTAATCTTACGATACACAATATACCTTTTGCTGTCAGTATTGATAGAATAAACAATAATACAACCATTGCGTATATAGGAAACTTTATAATTGCTATTATTCTTTTCATACCTACACCTCCATTTCTGAGTTAAGTCCTAGACCGAAGAGAAGATGCTGGAGTTCATGGATATAATGTATCTCCATTATAAAGATTCTGTTAATAGCAACGTATATATTTTCGCTAAACTCTATTGTTAAGCGAATATCGTTAACGTTCTTCTCAAAGAATTTCTCATATAATTTCTTCCATTCATTCTTCTCTAGAATATCAGGAGTGAGAGGTATCGGATATAACACCCCAATATAATCATATAATTTTCCATCCATATCTTCTAATGATAAGGCATTGTTTGTAGAGCAAACATATACTTTTACATACTTTTTTATTGTGGTTTTTGGTATATAGTGAAAAACCAAATCTCCTGGAATATATTCTAACTTTTCCATACGCTTTACTTCATTAAACTAAGTTCTTTCTAGCCCAAGCTTCTGCCTTTGGCTTAGTCTTGAACTGTTTGTTTTTTACTTCATGCCAAACTCCATAAGGAGCGGTCTTATATTCGATGAGAAACAAACCTTTCTCAATTTTGACTATTCTATATTCAAAATACATACGCTTATATTTTTAAATTGCTATCTAATTGCAAGCCAAAAAGAATATGTTGGAGTTCATCTACACATTTTATCATAACAGTATCGTCTTTTCCGTCATTGAAAGATACTCCGATAATTCCCAAGAAATTATTATATCGCAAAGTGAAAGGGTATTCTTGATGTTTATACCACCTATGCCCAAAACATTCTCCTTCAGAGCGATAACATGTCCATCCATTCTTTTTAAGAAACTCTTCCCAAATATGAACGTGCATAATATCATTTTGACAAATTTTGCCCAAGCTTTGCCCATCAATAACTTTCAAGTCGTAAGAATAATCTATATTGAACGGATAGATGCTACAGACAATACAAATTAATCCGTGACTATAAACTATATCACCCACCATATAACGAGGTGGTTTCCTAAATTCTTTCTGTGCCATACGCTTTACTTTTCTAAAGATGAATATATCCATTTACTTCACACAGAACCTTTTCTAGCAGGTTCTTTAGAATATTCAATTCATCATTTGAATATGTAGCTATAGGATAACCATCAAGGGTAGTTTCGCCAAAGAAGCTACGACTTATCTTTAATGAGTGTTTATTCTTTTTCATTTTTCTTTGCCTTTTACAATATTGTACACTTGTTTTAACTCATCTGTTGATAAGCGTTTGAAATCAAAAGAACTGATAGCGTAAATGAGCTTCTTGCGAAAATCCTCTTTTTTAATATCTGATATTTCCTTTTCTGTAGGAACAGATATTTGTCTAACATTCCATCTATCACTACCGCATTGCCAGCCAGAATCTCTTTTAAATCTAGCGTTATTAACAATAATTTGAGTCTTTGTCACTTTATCAACCTTGGCGATATGTCTATGATACATACCTGTAACTAGTACTTCATCGCCCTCAACTAAATCTTTAAGCTCTTTCATTACTCACCTCCTTGCTTTGGGAATAAATCGGATACATAACACCAGTATTTCCAGCCCATACCATTTTTACCATAATTAGAAAGCATTTCATAGACAAAAGATATTTTAAATATACCAATTGTGCCACCGTTGTATACTACTAAGCATTTTCCACTTCGTAGTAGAGGTTTTTCACTAGCAGGATGCCACAAGTTCTTCAAAAACTCATTGATAGCCCACTTAGCACCAAGCCCGATAGCTTCTTTGATGTCCTCTTTGTAGAACATTTCCTCTTTAGCATCATTATCGAAGACTACTTCTTCACCATTTAATAGAAATCTATCTTCATAGATTTCTTCCTTTGCAGCTTCTATTTTCTTATCGTCTATCATAATCTACCCTTTCTTTTTCTAAGTTCTAACATTCTCCTAGTTCTACGGCTTTCCTTGCCACTAGGAGGGTTGCCACCAAGCTTTACTTCTGGGATTTTATAGATGGAAGCTTCTTCATCGAGTGCCTTAACTACTTCTTTAATCAAGGCTTCTTTAAGTGATACACCAGTTGGTGTTACAATTATCTTTGCTTCGTCTCTAATCATTACTCACCTCCTGATAATTAAATCAAACAACTCATCTACGAATATCCAATCAGACAATTTGAACATATGGACTTGCTCTTCCCACATTTCTTGATATGTATCGCAAGTGGTTTTATCAAGTTCATCGTTCATATCGTAGAGCTTTCTAAAACCGACTTTTCTTGAGAACGCAAGAACCTTTCCGTTGTCATTACGTGGAACTTCGCTAGCTGGATAAAACAAGTCCTTCAGAAACTCGTTGATAGCCCACTCAGCACCTTTTCTAAAGCCTTCTATTTTACAATAACTGTCATAAGACATCTTATCATCAAAACAGATAGCTTGTGCAGCCTCTTCTATTTTCTTTTCATCTATCATAACCTGTACCTACAATAACAAATATAGCCCATGCTGACGCTATGCCAAATGATAACATACCTGCGCCCACAGAACCGAATATTAACCCTAATCCTACACTAATAAATGCGAAAGACGTAAATAATGCTATTATTTTAATTTTCATCCCTCACCTCCTTTCCATTCATCAGTTGTGCCAAGAAGGTGTGCAGTTTCCTCGTTGTAAGGGATGCACTCATCAAAACGCATACCTCCTACAGCTTCATACTTTCCACGTTTAAGTTGATATGCAAACTGGCAGAGACTCCAAGCAAAACATTCTTCTCCACGAATATCTCTCATCAAGCACCAATCCATAGGCTTGAACTCACACTTCTTTGACAAATCCACAATCTGTTTCTTCTCAGCATCCCAAACTTTGCCTTCTTTGGCTAGAGCATCAAAGAGTTGCTGCTTCTCTGAGTCCGTAGCAAGGCGAAGTTCAATATCTCCAACATCTTCTCTGAATGGTTCTTCTAGAAGAAGCTCATCATTCTGGCAAAGAACTGCATGGAATCCTATATATGCTCCTTGTCTCGATTGGAATATAGCAATATGTGTACATTTTTGTACCACAAGGGCTACTATATCCCCATTCTTGAACTTAGGCTTTTCTATTTCCCAAGTTTCGAGATTAAGTTTTCCACCCAAACGTTCCTCAATGGTTTTGAGGTAAGTCTTAGCAGCATTCTTATCTTCAAGAGCGTATCTTTCAGTTGTACAAAGGAAAGTTTCATTATACTTAACATTATTTTTTTCTTCACTATTAAGGTAATGCCTACCATAGAAATTGGTATAGGTATCATCGTACCATTTGTCAAAGATAACCTCTGTGCCACCATCATTACTTACCAGCACGTCTCCCTTCTTCCAAGCGAACTTAGACCAATCACGCATTTCCTTTGATGGAAAAACAACACATTCTCCGTCATCATACAATTTGCCATTTTTATCAAGATACCCTTCTCCACCGTTCATAAGACCAAACTTTGAATTATAGAAGGATATTTTGAAACTTTTATCATCCACTTCTTCTAACCTGCATTTACCACAAGCGGAAGAATATAACTTCGTTCCTTGCGGCTTATCCTTTAGGATTTCCACTATATTAATCTCAGTTTCCATAACTAAACCAATTTTTGCGTTAAACAATACTGGTAGTAACTCATACTACCAACGTTTTTTGATATTTTTGGCAGCTCACCATCATAAGGAGTGACTTTCAAGCCATCAATGAAATCAGCATTCTCAGTTGATACCTCGGTATCATGCTCATTCATAAACACCTTTTGCGCTGTCGTAGAATGGCTTTCAGCTCTAAGCTTACCAAGTGACCGCCAAACCTGCTTGCGATGAATAAACAATCCATGCAAAGGAATAGTTCTTACTTCTACTTTTGTTCCCATAACCATTAGCTTGCTTTATATAGATTGAACCATACCTTGTTGCTCTGCTTATCCTTATAAACATTACCTTCAAGGTCAAAATAAACACGCCTCTTTTGATTGAACTTCTTTATCATTGGCTGATTATCTTTGTATGTAGTTACATCATACTCAACCAATGAAGAACCACGTTCATTCTTTGTTGGAGGATAACCTGATTCTCGTATGAAACGTACCTCAAACTCTTTATTTCCAATTTCAAAATTTACTGTAGCCATAACCTTAACCATTTAAAGATGATAATAACTATTTGATACCCTTGCGCCCAAATTGAAGCATCCCACGGCATCCGGCTTTAAGAAGCGTTTCTCTAACTTCTCCAAAGCCTCTTTATACTTCTGCTCCATGTGCTTGCAATGAAGTTTCTGAGCTAATTTAAGTTGCTCGACAACACCCTTGCGAGCAACTCTATATTGTTTGTCGGACATCATAGCCTTTATTCGTTCACATAGTTGATTACATGCTCTTGAGCTCGCTCATGCAAGTTGTCAAAAGCGTCTTCTATAACTTTAGCTGTCTGATCGCCATTAAGGTTCTCCAGCATTTCGCTTACTACCTCTATCTGCTGGTCTGTTGCTAAAGAACAAAACTTGTCAATAAGAAAACTCTTCTGTGCTTGGACGAGCATATCATCGAATAAATCCGATACATCTACACTAACATTATAATATGCCATAATTTGAAATTTTAAAAGTAATTAGTTGTACCACACATCATTTGGCATAAGAGCCAATGTCCATCCATACTCTAGTTCATACCTTAATATTTCAAGGGCGTGACTAGTTACAGATAAAAGACCTACAAAGTTATTTTCGTACTCCATATCCAAACCATTTAGTTACCATACTTGTAATGCAAATAATTAGCCTCTGAGCCGAAATAAAGCTCGGTATCGCTCATATTTGCCTCCGTCAAGTCATTCTCTACATCTTTATAAGAAGGCACGCAATCCTTAACTCTTTGGCAGAACAAAGGATATTTTGAAGAAACGTCTTCTCCGTCTTCATCATAGATATTAATCTTATCTACATTGTAATATGGATAAGAAGAAATATTCCCATCTGAATGGATAACCTTTCTACTCTTAACGGACACCACGATTTCAGCAGGTTTGTTAATAGCATCAAACTCGCAAGTAAAATCATCAAGCTGCGCCTCAAAAGCCGCATCATTAATATTTTCAGATAAGTTTTCAAAAAACTTTTTCATTTTCTTCTTACAGTTTTTATGGTGTGTCTCACCTTTTAAAATTAGTAACCTTTATTTCTTAATTACGATGCAAAGATACAAAGAATATTTGAAACATGCAAATTATTTAATGTATATCTTTTATCTTTTAACACTCTATAATACCGCTAACAAATAATTTGCTGACGTTAACATAAAAATCCCCACCACTACATTATTATATATAGTGATGGGGCAAACACCCAAGGGTATTTTGTCTTTGGGCTACTTTTCTTCCTTATCTTTAATTTCAACGAAATTGCCAATTCCCAAACGAGCCTTGTTGATGCAAGACGCAATCCAACCTATCAGATAGGCAGAAGGCTCGCCTCCGTGCTCCATACCAATAGCACCCTCGATGGCATCGCAGGCGTGAGAAGCTTCATGGCAACAAACTCCCATCCTCATAGAATTCTTGCTTGCAAAATTAATAAATGAACAAAGCTTCTTATTCGATTTTTCTCTAACTTTATCGTAGGTTATTGCGTCAGCATTAGAGAAATCAACCCTCAAAACCCCGCCATTTCTACCTTCAAAACACTTGTTAGCGTCCTCTTGGTTCATACCAATAGCGACACACAACATCCTTGGATAGATAACAGGGTCGTATTCGTAATATCCTTTCTTCTTCATATCTCATCGTTTTTATGTTCTTCCCATCCATGCCTCGAAAAAGCATACCAAGTATCACAAATATCAAGAGCGAGAATGTTGCCTTGGTCAATACAAAAATCGCTATCAAAGCCTTCAATATGAACATACATCACTGCTATAGTATCATAAGGAACGCTACGACCTTCAAGACAAGGGTTTTTAAAATTCTTAGTCTTGTATAAACTTGTAACAATTGGCACTTGAAGAACGTCTGAAATATTCTCAGTGCTAATCTCTATCGACTTCTTAAACTTCTTCATATTCTCAACTATTTAAATTTCTCAAAGTAGAACTCAATTTGTCTATCAAAGTGCTCTTCGATTAAACCATAAGCAAGCGACATCTTTACTTGGAAAGAAGCCTTACCATTAAGCAATCCTTTAGCCTGTCTAGTAATCTCTGAGCGAAATTGTTCCAAACTCATATCACGCTTACGAAGATTACAAGATCTGCAAGATGGCATATAGTTCTCCATGGAATCATCGCCATGGGATACGACAAACTTTCCCTCCTTGTCGCTCCACCGAGAGTAACACCCTCGATTCTTCGGAACAAGATGGTCAACCTGCATATCCTTATACTCTATACTCTTGCCGCAATAAGCACAATGCCCATCGTATTTGCGATATATTTTAAGTCTATCTTCTTTTTTCATATTCTCAACTATTTATGTTTTAAAATAACGCTGACTGCGCTTGTTGTGTAGAGTTTGTGTTGCTTGTAATGAGAGTTACAGCCTTAGAAGAATTTTACGGGCTGACATTCATCGATTAACTTGCGTGCTTCTTTAGCACACTCAGCCACGCATCTCTCGACTGCCTCGGTGATGCCTTGAATTTGCCCCTCACGCATATTGCCGTATTTATCGCAGGTGTCGTTTATTACTTTGTAGAGAACCTGATTTTGTAAAGCCTCCATATAATCTACGTACTCCTTGCAAGTACTGCGCCGAGGTGCTTGCACCCAATCAAGAAAGTCCTTCTTCCAGTCTTTCCATGTTTTGATTTTTATTACTATCATTGCTGTTTATATTTTTTATTTGTTATTCTTGTGCCCTATATGATATTTGTTGCATATCCTACACCGATACACCGCCATACCTTGTGCCCGTAACTTCGGATTATGATTCAGAAACTCCCAAGCATCATCCTCAGTCTCGTATGCGACCTTCGCCTTCCAAGATTGACCTTTTCTAACCCGATGCTCAGGATCTGGATGCAAATGACAAGGAATATTTTTATTTCTTTTGTTCATAACTTCTTCAGAAATTTAAGTTGAAACCCTTCTGCCTTTTTTATTCCTGGGTATAGTTCCGTTAGAACCTCCCATGCTCTTGTCTTGTGCCGATGCCACATAGTTACCGGATGCACACGCTCACCACTTGGTAATACATAGAAATCTGCCTTAATGGTATCAATATGCTCATAGTTTGCAGCTTTATATATTATTCCCTTGTTACCTATGGACGTATCGGCATAAGATATAAGGTATTTGATTTCCTTATGCGTTGCCCTTATATACTTGTGCAAGAGAGAAAGACAAATCGTCTCGCTATACTTTGGCATATCATCAGACAACCACATTCTGTCAAATTCCCTTACTTGATGGTAATCCAACACTTCGCCCTTTTCAGTCTTGATGTGCGGTCGGATTCCATACCCTATTTGCATTGCACCCCTAATCTTGCCTTTGTACAATACCAAAAGATTCAAGCAACTATTCTTCGTTACCTTGTGTGAAAAGTGATGAGGAACTATGATTGCATCTGCTTGCGCCTTATCGCACTCCATCAGCTTTATTTCCTTTTCCTTGCACTCGTAACCGATAACAAATCCGCAGAAGCCTAGCACTGGAGACTTGTTCAACTTTCTTCTTCTCATATCAATGATACCTCCAAAAATAACGTTTGAAATTATCTAGCAAATGCTCTATACAAGCTTTGATTTCGCCTTCTCTCAAGAATCGGTTGCAAAAACCTATCAATTCATCACGTACCAACCCTCGTTTTAAGGCTTCGTCTCTCATAGCTCTTATAAGAGCATCCGTTGTTTCTTTATTCCCATTTCTTACAACAGGATTGCAACAAAACACCTTGCACATATCCATAGTTTCAAAACAGACTTAACTGCCTACTCATATTCTTTAATTCGTTATTAGCAAAATCTACTTGACGCTGGTCTATTTCAAAGCCTATATACTTTCTTTCAAGGTTTACGCAAGCTCTTGCCGTTGTACCGCTCCCCATGAATGGGTCTAGAACAACATCACCAACATTTGTCGAGTTTCTAATTAATATCTCCATCAACTTTACAGGTTTTTCAGTCTGATTAATCAAACCATCCTTATCCTTGCGCTTGTTGGTTGGAATAGGAACACTCAGAATGTCAGATGTACCACATTCATTTATCGGTCTATCACCACCTTTGCGTAGCATGATGATATACTCTTTCTGTGCCATATAATAGCGGCCACATATTTTTGCGCACTTATCCCATATTAAGCATTTGGTAAAATGGAACTCACTCTTTCCTACCACATCAAGAAAGTGCATTAAATTATAATCATTACACATAAGATAGCAATGCGACCTGTCCTTTAATATCCGGTACAAATCATTGATGTAGTCCGAAATATCAATATCGTTACTCTTGAATATTTTGCCCTTTCTTGTTTGAGATTCCGTCCAATATCCTCCCATACTCCCTGAGCCACCCCTAGACTGAACCGGATAAGCCACATCGGAACATACGAGGTCTATGCTATCACTATCAATCAGCTTTAAAAGCTTTCGACAATCACCTTGATAAATTCTATTTAACTCCAGCATATCCAAACATATCTTTTTGATTAAACAATTCTTCCTTAATTCTTCTTTGTGCCACCTTGAAATAATCCTCATCCAATTCAAAACCAAGGTAATTCCGATTTGTCCGCATACAAGCCAGAGCAGTACTTGCGCTGCCCATAAAGCCATCAAACACCAAATCTCCTTCGTTCGATGATTTCAAGATGCATTGCATAAGCAAGGGGATTGGCTTCTCGTTCTGATGTACCAATTTATCTGATGGAACTCTATCAAAGTCCCATACGTCCTCCAAACGCTTGCCGTTTATGGTTCGTCTGCCTTTATTCAAGTACAGGATTGGCTCGTAACATTGACCATATTGCGCCTCTAAATCTCCAGCCATATGGTTGTTCTTTCGCCAAATGAGCACATTCTTAATGGTAAACCCTGCATTCCTCGCTTGTTGCATAAAAAAGTCTAAGGTCTTGGCACTACAGAAAATATAAGCAGCACTATCATCCTTTAAAATCCGGTAGCATTCGCTCATATAATCAATAATCAATTGCTCATTATCATCATTGAGTATTTCCTTAGAGAAACGATGGTCGTCAGCTCTCCACCCAGTCTTGTAGGCTATGCAATACGGAGGGTCAGTAACAATCAAATCCACCTCCCCACTCTCTATTTGCTTCATTCCTTCTATACAGTCGGAATTGTATATTCTGTTTAATTCTAGCATATCAAATCTCTTTAATAGCGTTAACATAAGCTTCGTGAGCTTCTTCTTGCGTCCCAAAGCATCCGATATAAATTTTCTTCTTACCTATCTGGTACTGAGCTTGCCATTTTCTGTTGTTCTTATTCCACGTCACGCCCAAGTATACAGATGAAGTCTTCTTTGCTATAGCAGAATAAATCACATTGTATCTTGCGGTGCAATACTCCAAGTTGTCTACATCGTTATTCGTCTTGTCGAAATCCTTATGATTCACCATCGGCAACGCTTCTGGATTCTTCAAGAAAGCCTGAGCTACCAAACGATGGATATAAAACATCTTGCGCTTTCCGTTCTTGTAAAGCCATACCTTCAGATAACCTTTTGGTGTCTTGCAAGGTACGATTTCCTTTAATTGAGACGTTCTCCCAATAGTAAAAACATGTCCCAGCTTGCTAACATAATACCTTTCGTAATTCTTTATAGGCTTTATATCACCAAGAAACCTTGTTATACATTTATCTTTCATTGTTACCTCCTTTTTCAAAGAAACTTGAATATATGGTTTGCGCCTCCTTTGTATCTAGCAAATCAATATCATTGTAAAACCTTCTGTACACAACGCACAGCCTTTCGTCATTTCCGGTGTCTCTTGCTTTAGCTATTTGCTGACAAGACTCCATGAGAAATGCACTTATCTTCTCATAACTCCGCTTCTGTGTCTTCTTTAGCATATCCATGCTTACAAAGGTTTTGTAATGGATGATATGCTTTTCTTGCTCGTATTCTGTGAGTATAAGCCCTTCCGGAATAGCAAATACCACTCTTCTTGTCTTGTCATCACTATAGAGCTGAACAGCACCTGTAAACGATGTATATATCTTTTGCAATATCTTGAGAATCGGTAAGTCTTTTTTCAAAAACCTTTCTGCAAATCTCTTCAGAAAATGAACGCTCATAGCAAAACAATCTTCGCTATACCCCTCGTTTCTACTCATAGGAATATACTCGTTGGTTTCCTTCAGATAAATGAACAAACCGGAAGCAAATACATCGCCATGTTTTACACCTACAACGATGAAATAATCGGCATTAGGTGTAGCAAGCTCAAAGGTCTTTGTTATTTGTCTTACGTTCTGCTTTCTCATTTCACGTTTAAGCTCATTAGCTTTTCGCATCTGAAACTCATAGATTCTAGCTTCATCTAAGTTTCGTACTCTACGCATCTCTCCCGATGTCATACTTGCTGTTATCATGCGCATTCCTCCTTTTTAATCTTTGATAACCAACAATCCCAGATTCTTGTAGCTACATTAGCCATCATAACAGGAGGAACACACATTCCGCAAGCAAACCAAGGTTTCATGCCATTAAAGTCATAATCCATCGGAAATGTTGATGCTAAAATCGTATCATGTGCTGAAAGATAACTTGGATTATCATAATACACAAGTCTATCTTCCATTGCTGATATGGTATTGCATACCTTGTTCTTTTTAAGAAACATATTATTGAACATAGAAAGACGATTATCCATCCGCTTGACAATATCACCGATAGAATTGTCCTTTTCGTTTCTATACTCCCAATACTTCATCATTCCTTTAGGAATCTGTCTTCCATTATAGTCCGAGAACTCATCCAAGACAATTTCTTTCTCGTTGAAGTCCATATCTATCTTAGGCACTCGCTCGAACAAATCCTTCTGAACCATAAACGGCTCGCAAAGGTCTTTGCGTAATCCTAGAAAGAACACCCTAGGTCGATTCTGAGGAACACCCATATTACGTGCATTAAGCAACCAATGCTGCAAGATATATCCGGCATTATCCATCTGCTTGTAAATCTCTTTCACGTACTCGATAGCTTCACCTTGCAACAAACCTTGGACATTCTCAAAAACCACCACCTTTGGCTTTAGTTCTTTAGCAAGGTCAATAGAGTAGAAAGCCAAATCGTCAAGCCTTTGCGCCTTCTGACCTTCTCGGAATACTTTTTCCTTTCCCCAAGCCTTTTGGCGGTCACCTGCAATACTGAATACAGAACATGGGAAACTAGCATCCAATATATCCAAATTATGCAACTCTTCTTTCATAATATGCCCCCCCATATTGATATTGGTAATCAACTCACGAATATCACAATTGAAAGCGTACTTGACATCGTGATTTTTCAAGTACATCTTCATAACCTTTGGGTCTATCTCATTACAGGCTACAACATCGTATCCAGCTAGTTTGTAACCAAAGGAACTTCCACCTCCACAACAAAAGCAAGACATCACCTTACCTTTGTCTTTTGTAAAATTAGCATCTTTTTTAGTCCATCTATAAGGGAACTTGTGCTCGTTTTTATACATTTATCTACCATAAAAAACAATCGTTAATAAAAACCGATGTATAAAAATAACCACAAGTAATATGGTTGTAAAAAAGGGACTCTAACCCTTGAATTTAGATTCTGTTTTCTTCGGCAATGCGTCTTAAATAATCATCCGCTGCGTTATCATCTATTTTCGACTTAAGAGACATTCCTGTGTTATATCCTATCATTAAGGACACATTCTTGCTCTTTTTCTTGTTCTTTCCATATCGCCAGCCAAAGACCTTTCCTAGCCAAGCTATACCGACAATACTATCTGATACAACTATTGTCGGAAACAAAACAAATACTCTATATATCATCGCAATCTAATTGAGAGTTAAAAATATATCTATTCTGATTCAACCAAAGCTCCACGTAGTCAGCCTTGATTTTCAGAAATTCTTCGTATGTGTAGCATTTCTGCTGCTTACCACCTTTGTTCCAATAATAGGCAACTCCTCCCAAAGAAAAGAAGTCTATCAAGTCCATTTCCTTTCGCTCCGGTTCTTCACGCTTTTTCTTTTGCCTATATCTACTTACAGCAAGCAATATGAGACAAACGCAAAGCAACATGGAAACCAGTATCTCGAATATCAACCTTACGTCTTGCATCTTATTTTAAACACAAAAACACGAAACTACCGATTGCAAAGTCAAAGGAATAGTGACTCGGACTGCCTTTCGGTATAGTCCATCGGGTTTCGTGTCTCTAATATCTTATCAATTTCTTAAATCGCCATTTTATCCTTTTTTGTTCTGCGCTTGCAAAGATAAATAATATTTCGCTAACTTGCAAGCGTTTTAGTGCTTTTAATACTTTATTTGCATTATTTTAAACTTATCCTTTTTTGAAGTTCATTCCAAACTCTTCTTCCGTTACCTCATACATTACATCACCACATGCTACTCTTTGCTTGTCTTTTGCCATCAGTAATAAATTTCTATAAGGTATCTCTTTCACGACTTCTTGGTAAGATAAGTGCAGACTATCCATAAAAGATGCAATCTGTCCTAAGAGTGTATCGTTACCTATGGTCGTGGTTTTGCTATCATCCTTGCCGCACTCTTCGCCAAAATTGATAGCGTCTGAAAATCCTTTATAGAGATTAAGGAATAAGCCGTTTGTAAGCCATTGACAACCTCTTCAAGCGTTCCTTTAGATAATTCATCACTAATGGATTCATCGCCTTGTATGAATACGGACAACGCCTTGCAAGCATCATCCAAATTCTTAAGCATGCATAAGACTTCCGCTAAGGTCTTGCCCTCTTCGAAACTATCAAGGTATTTAGCCGCCTTGACCAATTTTATAATTGTAGGTGGTGAAACGTAATAAGCCCTTCCATTCACGATTATCGTTACGGTGTCCTCTCCAAGAATTGCATCCGTAACTAATTTACTTGCCTTACTCATGGTTCTGAATATTAAAAAAGGGGAACGGCATTAACACCATCCCCCTCTATCATTTGTTGCCTATGTCTTATTCTTGTTCTACAACCGCAGAGCCTTCCCATTGGTACTCGCCAGCCACACCATCGATCTCGCTTTCCATAGCAACGGCAGAAATACCCAAAGTGATATTCTTATCCTGCTGGTCACCCTTGGCAACGATAGCCGCATTTGAGAAAACGATGTAGTTCCCTGTCTTGGTCTGAGCAACGATACACTTGTTGATATTAGCCAAATCTTGGCTAGAAGACCAACCTACTGCATCTGCCTCCGTTGTAGTCTCTTCTCCAGTTGCCTTGTACATCTTACCACCCTGCAAGTCTACCTTATTCTTCCATGAAAAGACACCAATAGAGAATGTAATTGTCTTAGCACCCTCATCGGTCTTGTCACGATAGTAAACCTGTCCGTTCAGCTCGTTCTTGTACTCGGTAACACTAGGGTCATCCTGAGAATATCCCCATGTTCCCTCATGGCTGTTCTTAACCTCTGTAGCGGTTTTCAACCATGTAGCCAACTTAGCAGGTGTATTTGCCTCGGTAAGAGGAGCACCATACCAAATTCTCTTGATTCCAATAAATGGTTTCATCTTATCTTACGTTTAATGTTTCAAAATCAATAGTAATGTTTGCGTAATGGCAACTCAACCTACTCTCTTGCTCTATGCCGTGGGAACGGATAGAATAGCGATACCATACATCCTCAGCTTTTCCGACCTCATTGTCGGACAGGGTTTGAATAGCCTTCTTTAAAAGCTCGTTCAATTGAGGATTAGCCTCGCCCTCTATATCTTTGAGCAATATGTTTACCTCTATAGTACAATCGTTGAAATATGTCTTGTCTGCACTCATGCGCTTAGGAATGATTACTATCATGCCTTCATCAGGAATCTTCTCACCGACCAAAGGTCTTTCCCCCTCAAGTCCACCCTTTGTCAGATGTCCTTTCAGTCTTCGTTCCAATCCCATAAGTTCCAAGTCATCATAGATTACATGACCAGCATCTATTTCTGTTATCATCGCATATCCTCGATTTCTTTCTTGATATACTGAATACCCGAATCTATAACATCATATCCCCTAGAGGAAACATCAGACGCATATTCCGCTTTGTTGCCAAGGGTCAAGGTGTGGTCATGTACATTACTATAGTTAGACCTTCTGAGATTACCTGTGCGGTTTCGGTAGTTTCCGTTAGCCTTATCAAGCTCAACAGCAGTTTTACCTAACCTGTCAAGAAATTCATCTACTTCCCTTTCTCCCTGTGCAAAGAAAGCGTCTATCTCATCCTTTATAACATCAGACATAGATACTCATATAACCAAGATAATTGCACTTAGGGGCATTATAGACCTTTCCACCTCCTCGGTAACTTCCATCATCGGAATATACTTTGACTTCATCACCTTCGGAAATCTGGCACTTGTCACAAACAATATGATATTTCGGTGTATATATGCTACCATTATCGGTAGTGAAATGCTCGGTAGAGTTGTCATCGCACCGACAACGCCCCATTTCTTTCCATTCCTCAGAAGAGCTAATGACCTCGTTGTACTTGTTGACAACCTTATTCACGAACTTTTTCTTTAATATATGAGGGGAATATAACATAACCTAGACATTTACCAAATATCAGACTTATCCGTGATAGTGGAAAGCCCTAAAGCTGCCACCACTTCATTATCCGGAGTAACACCATACTTACGGCAAAGCCACATATAGTATTGTCCTATCCTAGAGTAGTCCCAAGAGACAGAGAATCCATTTTCGTTCACATTGCTCATATATGGGGCAAGCATAAGTTCCTCGATTACGGAAATCATCGCCTTGCCTACAACCTGCGAATTATCAGACGTATATTCTTCGTCAAGGTCTATACCTAACGAAATATCTTCCAATTGAGCATCCGTTATATTCCAAGCACGCAACTTCTGCGAAATGTATTCTCTTATCTTCATGTGACATCATTATTTCTGAGCCTGACTCATAGCCTCAGCGATTTTCTTTGCAGCCTCTTGCTCGCTCTTAGCCTTTTCGTCAAGTTCCTCTTCTACATTCTCCTTTTCAGAAGTCTCTTCGGTTGACTCGGCAGCATCCTTTTTTGGGGTTTTCTCCTTTTTAGTCTTGCTCTCCTTCTTCTCCTTTAAGACTTCCTTCTTAGGTGTCTCTTCTGATTTTTTATCTTCATCCTCTTTAGGATTTTCTTTTCCATCATTCAAGACTTCCTTTTTAGGAGTATCTTTAATTTCCTTATCGTCTTTTGTAGATGCAGAACTATTATCGTTCTGCACCTCCAACATCTTGCAAAGCTTACGTTCGATAAGGGAGTTCATGCGTTCTTCGTCAAAGTCCAAGATTGCACCTACTTCATAGATGGTGTTAAAATGGAACTTATCACGGAACGGACTAATTACCTCACCTCTCATAAGCCTAACCTACTGCTTGTGTTGAGTCCAAAGAATAGATAGCATCAACGTTATTCAAGATAGGAACAACCATTGCTTGTGAGCTGGTGAACTCACGGAGTGGGTCGTTGGTAGAATAACGACTAGCCAAGATATACTCATCGGCTGACTGATAAGTAACACCTGCAACTGGTCTTGTAGCTTCGGCTACGTTAGTCCAGAACAAATCACCAAGGTTATCATAGCATGTAAAGGTCATGTGACCCTTAGCCCAAGGGTTGTGTGTTCCCTTCTTGCCGTTAATCTCGGTCTTGATTGTACGGGCTACACGTACCAAGTTAGTCTGCCACTTATTTCTGAAGATAGAAGCAATCTGCTCAAAGCTCAAAATAGGAATATTGCTATTACTATTGGTTGCAATGCCTTGATTGAAGGCAAACTGAGCACGAACCTGCTTGTTCTTGCCAAGCAACTTGATTGTGTAATCATCAAGATAACAAGTAGTGATGGTATTTTGGTCTTCCATCGCCTTGTCGTAAACCAATTGGATGTCATCAAGAGGAGTTGCATCCTCTGCGTCCCAAGCCTTAGCACCGTGACCGAACTTATTCTTCTCGGCAAAACCTACATCAATTCGGATACCAGTACCACCGGAACGAGTTGCCAAAGCTACACCTGTTGACAGCTCACTGAGGAACATATCTTCAATACGCTCGTAAACCGCCTGAATACAACGAGGAAGGTCTGCAAACAAGTTACGCAAAATCTGTGGCTGAGGCAAACGTTGCGCAATCATGTTATCCAAATCCTTAAGCTGCTTCTCTGACATGTAAAGCTTCATACCAACCTTTGGGATTTGACCCTCAGCGGTTGAAACCTTATCACGGCTCTTCAATGGAAGTTCTGCATCCATTGATACAACATCAGCAGCAACTCGTGTGTATTCCGCAGTAATTGATGCCCAGCGTCCGTCCTGACTATATGTGTTAGTCAAGTGGTCTCGGTACATATAGGTCAATGCAGTCTGATTCTTGCCGTTCAACTTCTCTACTACACTTGCAACAAGTTGTGGGAAGTATTTATTGACCAACTGAAAATAAAGTGATTTTTCCATCTGTTATCCTCCTTCTTTTAGTCTTTGTCCATGGTTGCATCAGACTCATCGAACTTGTTTGCATCCTCATCGCTAACCAAAGCAATCTTTGGCATAGCTGTAAGGAACGCATCCGGATAGTCTGCACCATTTGCAGCCTTAGCTGCTACCTTGTTAACTTGTCCAGCAGTCATAATTGCCGCTGGCTCACCGTTCAGAATGGAACGATAGAGAACACCCGCATACTTGTAATGCTCCAATGGGTCGCTGGCAGTACCCAAAGCCTTATAATTGTCTGTTTCAATAGGCAATGGCTTGTAAGTTCCCTTACCATCTGTCACGATAACACGACCTGCGTAAAGAACTTCATCTTTTACGCCTGTCCAATCCAAAGCACGACCGCCCTTGATGTCGCCTTCCCATTTCTGGATAATGACGGAATCCTCACCAAAGACAATTTGCTTTTTTGTAGTCTTCAATTCCTGATTCATGTTTTTCAATTTTTAAAGTGACTGAACTAATGATGCGGCTACATTGTCAACGTCCTCCTTTGTTGGCTCGCCCTCGCTAGCACGATAGCTGCCCCCGAATTGTGGTTGTTGCAACGCCTTGTAGTTGTTCGCTACCTTGGAGAGGTATGTTTCGATAGCTTCATCTGTAGCATCATCGCTCAAGGTGAAACCCTCGTTGATACGACTTTCGGGAATGCCCAACTCCTTAGCCTTCGATAAAATCTTCGCATCGTGGTCTGCCTTTGCCTTTGCCTTTGCAGCAGCCTCTTCCTTAGCCTTAGCCTCCTCAGCTTGCTTTTGGATAGTTTCTTGCAATTCCTTAATGGTCTTGCTTTGCGTCTCCATCTGTTCGTTGTAAGTCTTGGCTTGATCGGTGTTCTTTTGAGTCAAGGTCTCTACGAGTTTCTTGAACTCTTCACGTTCCTTGGTTCTTGCTTCCTCTGAAGCTTTCTTCTCTGCTGCCTGCTCTTCAAAGTATTTTTTGAGATAGTCCGGCATTTCGTTTTTCTTTGCCAATTCCTCCAAGCGTTTCCTTTCGGCTTCTTCAGCGGCTTTCTTGGCTTCTTCTTCAGCTTTCTTCTTAGCTTCTTCTTCAGCAGCCTTGCGTTCAGCATCTTCTTTAGCCTTCTGTGCCTCCTCGAACTTTTTCTTGGCATCGGTAACTCTGCGGTCATTGTCCTTTTGCAAGGACTCCAAAAAATCCTTTTGACTAGCAACCACTGTCTCGATGTTGTCATCAGTAACAAGCCCCATCTTATCAAGCATTTCGGCATGTGCCTGAAGAACTTCATCACCTAACCCAAGAGACTTATACTCTTGTTTTAGTAACTGGAAAATTTTCTCTTTCATTCTTTCGATATATTTGTTAAAACTAGTGCAAAGATAATACGAAAAGGATAATTAACACACTAATCTGTTTGCAAGTATCTCACTTTTGCCTAAAAGTGAGCAATAAGGGCATTTACAAGCGATTTAAGGCTATTTTATTATGAAATCGTATACTAGTAGTAATACAAAATTAAACTCGCATATAACGAAAAAAAAACGCCAAACATCCTCACGGACATCTGACGCATGTCGAATAAAAAGAACCTAAACATTAATCATCTAAAAGTTTATAATATTTCGCATATAACCCAAATGATTCAAATTAGAATAAAACCGTCCATCACGCTCTATGAATTTACCGGACTTCACAATCTCACCATTATGCAACATTGCAAACTTAGAACCATGAGCTGTCCATTTATTCATTTCTTTCATATGTTCATTAGAACCCCAACCATATTTCTTGATAGTAGGATAAATGAAACGCTCAAAGCAAATCTGACTATCCGTTTTATCATGCTCGGAGCAAATCGGGAGCACTCCATTATGTGCAAACCAATAACCTGCCTTATAGAATGGATGGCAATTCTTGACACAAACAGAACCATGAGTAGCAAATCTAAAATGTATGATTACATTTTCATTTATATCTCGCTTCATCAATCTACGGATAAATGTAGAGAAATGCAAACTCTTGTAATGGTCAGACTCGCTCACGAACCCACAACCATCTGGATTTCTCATATATGCAGCCTTCAGCTCATCTACGGATGGCAAAGCAACACCTTTCGGACATACAATAATAACACACATATCTTTACCCTTTCTTTTTTCTTTGTAATACTTTGTTTTTTGTGTCCTAGGGCTTTTACCCTAGGACTACATTAATTAATCATTATTGGCTGCAAATGCATCCTTACGGCTCTGGAAGAAAGCCTTCTCTTCTTTATTCAAGAAAGGTATATCTTCGATATTCATAACCTCACTAGTGAAGACATTGTTTCGAGACCAACCGACAAGCTTTGCGCAGAACTTAACCCACATTTCAATCTTCTTATAATTGGTTGAACCTTGATGCTGGCGAAACTCGATAGTCTTGTGACGTGTATAGCTCTCAGCATTTACCTTGTAATATCTATCTCCATGAAATACATTACGTCTAATATCGTAATTGCCGTGGCAATTAGAGAAATCCTTGTCAAGCAAGCTGGCTGCCCAACGGCAATTACCTCTTCTTGAAGGAGCCATGAAACTATCAATCAATCTTTCAAGCTTCTGATAATTCTTGAAAACGTTAACATACTGCTCACCTGTCAACTTAGCTGCACCGATATGAACGTGAAGACCACAAGTAGAATTAACTCTTGCACCTACAGCATCCAAAGACTTGATAGCCTTCTTCAAAGTTGCCATACCATTTGTATTGCCATTCAATACCGGACTTACAACCTCGTTAGGGTCAACATCACCACCAACTGAAGCATCACTAACAATCTTGAAATAGCTCTTGTTATCGGTGTGGTTATAACCCTCAGAATGAATATCAACACCATTCTGACGACCTGCCTCTATCAAGGCATTGCGCTCGGCATGAACACATTCAATCTCAACACCGAATGTATAAACGAATCTCGTTGAAGTTGAACCGCTTGGCACACAAACCTTCAACATATCGGAGATTTCTTTCTCACGAAGACCGCAAGCCTTCAATGCAACAATCTTTTCGTTGCGAGACATCTTTGACTTCTTGATTTCGTCAATAGTCTCAATTAATGACTTCTTTGAACTTGCGAATGAAAAACCAGTCTGCTTAGACATAATCAATTGTGCTAGTTGTTTCGGGTCTTACCCCTTGGTGTCGCTCTCACCTTATTGAGTGAAACTTGTCACTCGGCAAATCAACCAACTTATCTTGATTGACGATGCAAAGATACAAATAACTTTTGAAACATGCAAGTATTTTAATGTTTTTCTTTGTTTATTTAACTTACGGTAACTGATATATGTACGTTATTAACAATTACCCTCTTTATATACCTTATTATATATAAAAAAGGCTTCGATGTTCACACACCAAAGCCTAAAAACTTTACTAACTAATTACCAATTTTATCAACTATCTTCTTAAATCATCACCAATATCTTCTTCTACTCCCAAATCCGGCAGTCTGTCATACGCTTTTTGGTCATCACCACCTTCAGACTTAACACCTAGCAGATAGCCATTCCGAAAAGCATAATAAACCAACTTCTCCATATCTTTTGCTGTTGCATTATCTGTCAAATGTAACGTGGCATACAATCCCATCAAGAACTTCCGTACATCTTTCGGATATACTTTATTATTCTTCTCTAAAGCGACTGCCATTCTTAGTGGACTTTTCATATTCTTCTAATTTTCGTAAAACCATCAAACGAAACACAAAAGAGAACCATTCCGCTTGTCTCCCTAGTTCATAGACTTATTCGCAACTTTATTCGTCCCATCTGCTTCCTACGTTTACCCGTTGACAGATGTCCGAGATTCCAATAGGACAAACATCACGGCTCTCTTCTTGTGTATCATTGTGCCAACGGAAGGATTCGAACCTTCGACCCTAGGATTAAAAATCCTATGCTCTGCCACTGAGCTACGAAAGCGTAAAGGAATGGTTGGATTTGCACCAACGCCCCCTTGGTTGCATAGCCAAGTGCTCTACTACTGAGCTACATTCCTTGTAATATGACAAAAGTACTTGTGGTGCAAGGGAGATTCGAACTCACCGAACCCGCTATGGGAATTGATTTACAGTCAATCTTCTTTAACCGCTTGAATATCGCACCATTTGTGGAACATACTCCTATTCCTCCTCGTTGCCCCAAGTGGATTCGAACCACTAATGACAGAACCAAAACCTGTAGTGTTGCCATTACACCATAGGGCAATTTAGTACTGCATAAAGGATTCGAACCTTTGAATACCAGCGTGAAAAGCTGGCGACTTAACCACTTGTCTAATGCAGCATCTAGGGATTCTCACCCTAATTAGAGTTTCCTTGTTATAGTCTAGCTGAGCTGGGTAATTTCAAAAACCATGCCGTAAACTCCTAAGTCTTGACTTATTATGGTAGAAGCGACCTCTCAGAAGGCCATCTGTTTCAAACACGATGCAAAGATAAGCATTTTTTCTTATACTTGCAAGTGTTTTAGTGTTTATTTATATTCTTTTGATGAATTTTACATCACTTATCCTTGCGGAGAATACCACAAAGGGTATCTACAAGTTTCTTTGCGTCATCACCTTTGATTTCGATAACATTTGAAACATCAGGAGCATCCTCGCCTTTCTGTTCCTTATCCAAACGCTTACGGAGAGCCAAATCTGGATTCTCAACCAAGATAGAGTCTAAAGCATAATTGCAAATGCGGCTTGCAAGTTCCTCGCTACCATTCGCGTCACGCACAAACTCACTCTTGCCTTCAAGAATACCCATAATCTCATTGTACTCTTCAGCATTCTCACAATTTCGTGAGAGCATACCAATCACCTTGTAACGATCAATCTCAAAACTGACCTTTAATTTGTCTTTATTCATTTCTGTTTACTTGATTTATAAATTAATTAATTGCGTCTTATATTCCACATGCTTTCAGCAGGGCCAACCATAACATCAATATTAGCTCCTTGCTTATTTGCTACTGTTTCAATCCACTTAAGGTTGATAAACTGACCAGCGGAAAGGTTCATTTCTTCCATATATGCCTTATCTGCCTTTGCCTTTTGTCGCTCAGCCTTTTCTCTTGCTATCTGCACTTCATATTCACGTTCTTGTGTCTGCTTGGCTTGCACGACCTTTGCCGTGCGGTTCATTTCATTAAGCTGTTCCTTGTTTGGTGTAGCTTTACCAATGATAACCTCCTTTATGATGATAGGCATCTGCTTTTTCTTTGATAGAGCATTCACATAGTCCTGCATCTGCTTGCGTATCTTGGTGTCAATCTGATTAAGCACTTGCCGATTCGACATCAAGTCAAATGGGGAATGCTGAGAAATATGGTCTCGAACCAGATTGCAGAAATAATTGTTGAGATTAGTATCAAACCATTTCTCTCCATAATTCTGCAAAAGAATTGGGGACTTGCCTTGCTCAATCTGAGTAATGATTACAGTATGGAAGTCAAGTGGCGTGTTATCGTCACTAAACAAATCATCTAAGGTAATCTCATGACGGACTGGAACAATCTTGAAGTAATAACCACTCGTTGACCACCAACACCAAGTGAGACCAGTCTGCACTGCTTGCTGTTCAACACCTCCATGCCCAATAAACCAAGGCTTCTTTACGATTACGGCTTCTTCGTCTGCATCGGGAGAAACCGAATGACAACTTGTAAGCGCACTCATGCCGAGTATCGCAAAACAAAACATTAAGATAATTTTCTTCATTCTTAATTTGATTATTGTGTTATATTATACCAAAAATTCCTCTCATAATAAAGTTCTCCCTTTTTCTCATACCGGATAGCATCTGACTCTTCACATAGCTGACGAATACGCATATACAAGCGTTTGTCCAGCTCTTCTTCAAACAAAAGAGACAACTCCTTCCAATTGTCAACAACAGGAGCAAACCAAGGATACTGCTCCTTCACAGCTTGTAGCTCATCCAAGGTTACGTGTCCGTATTCTACCATGTCATAACATCTACGGAAGTCACTATTGTCTTTGGGAATATTCAAATCTTTCTTTCGTTTTACCCCCATCAATGCACTCCACATAGTCATTGAAGAGACACCTGTATCACAAGTGGCTATCCACTCTATCATTCTTTGCTTGTTCATTTTCTTTTATATTAATCACGCTAAGTCGCTTTATTAGCTCTTCACATGCTTCTTTAGTTAAGATGCAATTCTTGAAATCTTTAATACCAATAATCTGTTCACGAATATCAGCATCCGTGTCGTACACCTCCTGTAGTTTTTTCTGAAACTCAATTACGTCTTCGTTGGTGAGTTTACCTTTCTTCTCAACAATTTTGTTTGTTATATTCTTATAAACACATTCGAGTTCAGAACATAAACGAGCTTCTAACTTCATCATTATTGCGTGTACAAAAGTATCATAAAGTCTTTCCATCTTGTATTTCCTCCGAAAGTCTTTTGATTACCTCGTTATCTTTATTCTCAATGCGAGCCTTTAAGATACTCTTGAAAGCGGCATCCATTGCTTCGTATCTACTGGAATATTCCTTACCATCCGTATGACACAAGCCTTCCTCTACACACCATGATGTAGTTTGCCAACAAAACTTACATTTCGAAATGTTTGCAACACAAATATAGTAACCGAAATGCTCTAAAAGCCAATCTAACACCATATCATAGCATGGAGCGGATATTGCCGGATGCTTACTATTCAACTTTAAGGCAGCAGAAAACTCAATATTGGATTTCTCCCACTCGGAATTGGAGTAAGCAATATAACTGCCATAATGCTCACTATATTTTCCACCCTTACGAACACCACCCTTTGCTGTCCAAGGGCTGGCGTAAGCCCAAAATTCGGCTATCTTCTCATCATAGCCGACCTCCTTCAGAAGCTTGGCTATTTCAAAGGGAACTACCTTTGGTTTTATCGTCTGTTTATTAGCCATTATCCAACTTTTTAATATCTTGCCAATGCGTTACTGGCATCAACATGTAATTACAAAACTTATACTCTGCGGTTATTACCGACGGGTTATTACTTCGATGACAAAACCAAATTTCCTTATTCTCTTCATTAGTAACAAGAACTTCTTCTTCAAACTCCGGCAAACGCTCCTTTACAGAAATCCAATCAGACTTATCCGCTTCATCATATGCTTGTTCTAGCAAAGGAAGAACCTTATCCAAGTCTTCGAAATCTGGTACGACTTCATTCACTCGCAAGATTGCTAGACCTAACAAGCTCTTAATCTTTTTTCTGTCCATTGCTCTTCTCGGTTTGTTTCTCTAAGTCTTTTAAATCTACCTTCTCAAATCGAGGAACTGGCTTACCATCTACCTCAACATTACCAAAGAACATTTCCTTTGGTCGCACCCAAACTTCATGCTGTCCGCACACTGCTTGATACGCAACCTTAGCTTCAGAAGTCTCGCTATCAGTAACCTCACCAAGGTACACATAGAAATTGCCCTTATAGTGTCGGTAAATCGGCTTACTGAATCCACCATGCAGCCAATCGGCTTTGCCGTTGATTTTCACGTACTCCCTTACCGCATCGCACTTACAGGACTTATTCAGCTCTTCTACCCAATCAAAGAAAGCTTGTTTGTCCTTGATCTCTTCACTTGATACCATGAAGAGATAAGTGCAAAGAAGCATCTTACCTGCATCAGTATCATATTTCTTGTTCACCTCTTCAGCTAATTGCATCATAGGTGTATCTAAGCGATAATTCCAACTCATAATCTATCCTTTCTTACTTTTTAAATTTGCCAAATCCTCTTTCAAACGTAGATGGAAATTATCTTCTCCATCATCACCGGAAAGAAGCCAATCAATTCTTTGGGCATAAACCTGAGCTTTCTTCAGAAGTTCAATACCCTTTTTGAATTCCTTGATAGTCTCTTTAGATAAGCCATATCTGTTAGGCATCGTATGATGATGCTTTCTAACATACTTGTCTTCATCCTCCTCCAACCATCGGTCTTCGAGAAAGCATCTTTCGTCTTCCTCATCCAACGGATGACCATCAACATAATCTTCTATCTTTGTATATATGTCAGCAATCCTATACTGAGCATAATCAAAACGTCCTCCACTCATAGACTTTTAACTTCAAACTTGAACTTACTTCAACGCAGTCAACCTCGCTTCTAGCTGTTGGATGATGTTATCTATAGTCTTTCCCCTATAATCAATAGCAATATCTTCCAGCACCTCAATCTGAGCCGCAATTTTTAATCTTTCTCTTACTACTGTCATAATCAAACTTGTTTATTATGATGCCGTGCTTGCAAAGTTGTAATGCACGATATAAACATAACCGCCATACATCTTTCCGATTGTTACTTCAACGAAATCAAAGATAATGCCGCCATCCATCTTGTAAGAAATCAAAGGTTCAGTTGGGAATGCATGGTGTTCTGTGTTGAAACGATACACTTCTTGTGATAGTAACTGCTTGAATACATCAACCTCACCATCCTTTGAAAAAACACCTTTAAACTCATCTTCATTGTCAATTGCAACAACTACTCCAAGTTCACTTCTGACACATACACCTTCATTTCTACCACTTTGTTCTTTATACAAGACGGGTAATGTGTAAACACCTCTTGATTCTTCCATATGCTTATTCTTAATTTGTATTTTGTTTTTATCCTTCAAGTTGCCTGCATTGAGCTAAGTCTATTGCATACGCCCAACGCTTAGGAACAAAAGACATCGTAGGTACGAACCTATCCGCACGCTCAACACATACATCTTGCGTCCGGTAAATCAATCCGTCTGAGCCTTTTACCTGCAACTCTACTAGAATTGTATGGTCTAGCATCGGGAACTTATCAATATCATGCCAGACTTCACCGCCTTCAATAAATGAAGGCTTAACATGATTAATCTTTTTTGCCATCACTTACCACAAATAAATGGGTTAGACTTATATTCGTTCTCAATAGTCTCACGGCTACCGAAGCACCACAAATCCTTGGATAGCTCCTTGTGCAACCTTGAAGACTTAATATAATAGCCATTGTTGACATCGTAATGCTTACGTACCATGATATTGTCGTTTACCACTCCAGCCTCATCATCTGTGATAACATAGAACAAACGCCCATCGCTGAATGCTTTCAAGCCTTTGTACACTCCATTAGAGACAACCATCTTTTCATAGCCGTTCGTCTCCCAGTTGGCATAATCCCAGATGGTTTCCAAATCATCATCATTCAGAAGATTATTATCCGTGATAACCTTGCCTATTACCTTGAATTTGCCATCATGCATCATTGCCTCAACGACAAATTCATCAGCAGCCTTGAAATCGCTAATCTCTATGAGTTTCATAATACTTATGCTTTATATTCTCGTAAATCACTCTCTTTGCAGCCTTTGCTCTTCTGTTATTATCAGAAAATACATCATCATACAAAGACATATCTTCACTCTCAAAAGCCACATGCTCACCTTTGTAGCAAGCATCAAAGCGGCATCCTTTTTCGGACTTAGCCGCAGTAAACTTTATCTTACCAAACTTAATCTGCATAAGCCCTATCCTAGAAAAAATATTAATGATACTATTTCAAGAGCAAACAAAAGCGTTAATGCATTCTCAATCGTGAATACCTTTTTCATTTTTTCAATACAGTTTTACGTGTGTCTCACGTTCTTAATTTATATTATAAGGGGATTTTGGATCCCCTTTGTGTTCTTACTTCAAAACTCGATAAGTTTTATCGAAATCATTAAAACTCTTTAAGTAACCTTTCTCGGTCAAAGAGTTTAATATTTCTTTCAACTCATCCTTGGTATTATCCAAATCGAAATCATACAAATCTGCAAAAGTAAAGTACTTATTACCTCCGATTACGTCAGCCATCACTCCGATGTTGCCATAAACCATTGTCTCTTTCTTACTCAATCTAGTATTCATAACGAATCACAGTTTTTACGGTGTGTCTCACCTTTTAAAATTAGTAACCTTGTTTCTTAATTACGATGCAAAGATACAAAGAATATTTGAAACATGCAAATTATTTAATGTATTTCTTTTATATTTTAACGCTTATTATATATGTAGGCACAAAATTAACTTTCTGTAGCAGAAAAAGCCAAAGAATCCACCATTTCGTTATACATATTACCTCTATGAGCCTTAACCCAATGGTATCTTATCACCTTGCCTTTCGCTACCTTATTATATATAGGCTGTAAGTCTCCTAACTTGCAAGCCTGTATTCTCTCTATAGCCACTTGGCAATCCACATATACATCAACAGAACACAAAGGAGGGCAATCACCCAATGCTTGAATGACCGCCCTTATTTCGGCTCTCACCGAATCGTTCACTTTGGCTGTGATAAATGTATATTTCCCACTATTGATAATCGCTCCCTTATGAAGCACAAGCCAACCGCAACCACACTTGTTGTTCTTACTAGAGCCATCAGCATACACTTCATAGCGCACACCTTTAGCCTCATCAACAATCATCTGAGCAACAACCTCCAAAGAGTCATTGCTCATCACATTGGCTATTTGCTTGGCTTTCTTCTTCATAAGCGATTAAATCAAACCTCGTTCCTTGAACTCATTCATCAATGGGGTTGCCAAGACCTCAATATCTGGATGAGGCTTTCCAGTAGTTCCTTTTGATCGCAAATCGAAGAAATGAAGCCAATCACTCACGAATGCGGTATGAATCAACTCCGTGTTGGTATCAAGAGGAAGAACAGTTCTCGCATCTTGTGGCTTTAAACCATCATCCTTAACCAAAGACAAATACATCATTTCACATACTCTATTGGCAAACCACCATTTTTCTACCGGACTCCAATGCTCATAACTACCGATGTTCTTTGATAGGTCAACAAATGTTCCACCATCAAAAGACGATGGATTAACCGCATCATCTTCACCAACCCACTTTGGTTTGTTGATAGCAATCTCGCCTCCGAACTTATCCTTACTATAGTTGCAATATCTAGTGCTTTGTTCCGCTACGGAATCTACACGATGTCTGTTAGCCTCTCTACTTACCGCAATCTGAGTAGTAAAGCGGACGGTTATTCGCTTCTCATGCCATTCCGTAGGCTCGCAGATATAGTCCAAATCCTCAAACCAATTATTTTCAACTATCACTCTGTAGTTGGTTGTGATATAGTAATCGTTACCTATCTGCATCACCTTTGAATATTTGTTCTCACGATAGTGCTTGACCAATAAAGACTCCGGCACAAAAAATCCTTCTTCATAGGCTACATGGAGGTAAATCGTTCCATGCTCACACATGGCAAGATGGTTGCTGCTTACCATACGCTCAACGAAAGGCTTTGCACTGTCTTTGTCTATCTTCATACTTGACGCATAGCAAGTGCGACCGCATAACTCTATCTGCTTGTAAACTCCATCCATACCCTCACCTTGGGATAGGATTTCATATTTTGGTTCTAATATCTTCATGTCCTTATAAGTTTTGAAATTCGACCACAAAGATAGCTATTATATTCCACTCTACCAAAAATTAGCACTCAGTTTAACAACACTTATCTATATTGTGAAAAACAAAAACTTTCACCATAATTCTTATCCATATCTCTTAAATATTTAATGTCCAAAGTCCGGTGCAGTTTAGCGTGTGCCTAAATCTATTACAAATCACACTCGTATGAGTATTGCTTTTTCAGCTTGTTCAATGCATTCTCGGTAACGTAGTAGATGTTATCGAAATATTCGCTTTTCTTGATGCTTCGGCTTTCTTTCAGCTCTACCTTGTGATTGAATGTCACTTCGTAGCGGTTTGCGATGCTTGTAATCAAGAAATCAACCTCACGCTTGCGTTTGTCCAGCTCGGTCTCTTTATACTCACCACGCTTGATAAATGCGTCCTTGTTCGTCTCTTCGATGGTTGCAACCATGTTGCCTTGCATCACGATAATCTTTGCGCTCATATCTAGTTTCTTTTCAAATCCTTAATAACCTTGTTAAGCAACTCTAATCAAGTTGTAGTTCTTGAATTGTCTCCACTCGCCCTTGACTTCATCCCAATACTTTGTGCAGTCCTTGCAAGCGTAACCCTTGCCGTTAGTAGTGTAGTCAATATGACTCTCCATCAAAGTGCCGAAAGCCTGACGAATCTCACCATTCATCTTCTGAAAGTAGAACTCAACAACCTGCTTCTTCATGCGAGCCTTCAGCTTGATTACCTGCCAAGCTTGCTTCAAGCATTCTGCCCAACTCATATAAGCACCTTTAAGCTGAAAGGCTCTGTGTGCCATATTCATCACTTCTCTCATCATATTCTTAAATGTAGTAGCCATAATCTTTCAATTTTAAACGTTAAACTTAAATTACTTACTTTGCAAGTCCGATGCTCTCACGCAAGAAGCTCTTAGCCTCATCGTTGTTCATATTGAGCTTTATTGTTATCATATTCAACATTCTATCAACGTCCTTTTGGGTGTTTATCCTGTTGCTTACGAACTCTATCATAACGAACTTCTGAATCAAGTTTCTTCTTATCATTGAAGTAGTCATATTGCTATACCGTTTTACGAGTGCCGACTCGGAGGTGCAACCTCAGCTAAATTAATAATGTTATTGTGACCTTTGTTTCTTAATCACGATGCAAAGGTAACGTATTTACGTTATACTACCAAATATTTTATAAAGAAAATATAACGTATTTAGGTTAATTAACAGATATTCATTTGTAACGTACTATTCTTTAAACTTCGTTAATACTTTTACGTATATATGCTACATTTTAAATATTATTCTTATCTTTGCAAGAAAATATCAATGTAACGTATTATGTATTATGAGATTTAAAGATGTTCTTAATAAATATGGTGTAACGCAACAAGACTTAGCAGACCGGATGGGTATGAATAGAGTTTCGGTTTCTCGTTTACTTAGCGAGAAAAACGACTTGCGTATATCAACTATCGAAAAAATAGCAAACGCTATAGGCTGTCCTGTAGCAGAATTGTTTGATAAGCAGAACAAAGTAGATGCTATGAGTGATTTCATCGCCCTAATAAAGCAAGGTGGTGAGTTGTATTCCGCATCATCCATCACTGAGGCTAGGGACGTGCTGGACAAGCTGGAAAGTGTTAAGTAACGTAAGGAACATTCCTTGCAAGTATTAATAATTAAAACTTTTACGACTATGACAGATTTTTTCAATTTGAGAGGTGCAGCGGTATTCCGTGTTCTCTCGTTAATTAGTGTAATAGCACTAGGGTTAACTATCTTATTGTTTGTCATCGGCTTGATGATGGGCTTCTTTGGAGAGCAGGAGACGAAGGCGATAGGATGGGCAATGGTTGGATTCTCAATCTCTTCCTTTTTCTCTTGCCTATTCATGTTCGGCTTCTGCTACCTGATTAAGATAGCTAAGTCTTACGACAAGGATGAGCAAGAGGACAACAAGGAAATAGTATTCCAATACAAGGGCTACAAAGGCACTTTCACAAAGGATGACAATACTGGAAGGTTTGATGGCCACATCATCGGGACAAGCTATTCCTACTCTGGCTACAGCCTTTCTGAGACAGAACTTGCATTTCAAGCGAGAGTTGACGAATTACTGGAAGAAAAGAAACTATAAAAAGAAAGAGGAGCGCATCAGACGTTCCTCTTCTTTGTTTACAATCTACTCATCTTATCTTTCAATTCGTGTATATCATTGAATGCTTGCAACATAGGCTTATGCCATCGCTCTTGTCTCTCATCAATCGACTGCAAGTACATCAAGCTTTGTGCAAGGATAGTCCTACCCTCATCAACAGCTAACCAAATGTTACCTACATTACCCATAATAGTATTCACGCTAGCTGTTAGTAAGCTACCCTCTGCGCCACCATCACGAGCCGCAATAGCATCCAACTTGGTATTTATGAGTTTTGTTTCCTCATACGTTCCCTCCGTAGCGATCTGCACCGCTGTAAAACGACCATTCAACTCATCGCCTGTGTCTTGACTCATTGATTCAAAAGAACCGGAAGAAGCGGACTGCTCGTAAGATTGCTTGTAACCCGTAATTTCGGCTACTTCATCTCTAATCTTCAGTCCTTCTTGAACCATTTCATCATACTTTCCCTTCAAGGCAGTTATATCTGTCTTTGACAATTTACCACCATTTGCCTCAGCTCGTTCCGCCCATTCGTCATAGAATGCTTGCATATCATTTCCCAACAAATCATCCACCTTAGCTTTCAGAACGGCTTGCATAAGCATCTTGGAGAAATTATCAGAGAAGTCTTGAGCAGAGGAATTCATATCCATCAAAGTATCTATGAACTCGCTCTTCAAACTATCAAAAGATATTTGCGTCAAGCTTTCTGCAAGGTCATCAGCAATTTCCTCTAATGTTCCAGCCTCAGCCGCATAGTCTTTCAACTTTTCAAGAACTCTACCTCCATAGCCACCCTTACCTGTATTCTTGATAGCCTCAACCATATCTGGATTCTGCAAAATGGCAGCTGCTTCATCAGCAGATTGCAAGTCGTTAAGATTACCATTCCATTGTCTGCCTATTGCTTCGGACACCTTTTTGATTTGCTCTTGCGAAAATCCTCGAAAATAAGCGTTAAAACTGTGATGAGAGCCATGATAACCCATTTGCGCCTCCATGATACTCTTTAAATTTTGTTCTTTCTCCTTTTGGAGGTTTTCGGCTTTTTTAGCGTCCTCTACGGCTTTAATACCACTATTCTTGTCTATGGAGTCTCGTAACTTGTCTATAGCATCCGTCAAGATTTCATTTCTATCCGTCAATTTATCTATAGTCCGGTTTACTTCTTTTGCGTTCCCACCAACTCCAAACAAACTATTGAATCCACCAAACGATATTGTATTGAGAATATTACCAATGCCGCTTACCAAAGACCCTCCAATCTGAGTTATAAAATCGCCACTTAGAATATTCTTTAATATGCCGTTGACCGCATTCAGAACTGTATCAATCAAGCTACTAATCAATGTTCCAATACCATCTTTCAAAACATCAAGTATCTTCAAGATGGCAGATACGATTTGACCTATTAATCCAGCTTTTGACAATCCTTCACTTAGCGCATCACCAGCTTTCTTGCCAGCGGCTGCGGCTGCGTCTGCGGCTGCCTTACCCATATCCTTCAAACCATCAGCCGCATTCTTAGCCTCGTCCAAAGCTTTCAATCCATCAATTCCACCTTTAAGCTGATCGAAGCTATCCCAAAGAGATGCTAAATCAGATAGTCCAGAAGTAGAAAGGAACTCATGGATAGCAGAAATCGGTTGCGTCACATTCTGTGTCGTTTGAGCCAACTTCTGACCACTAGTACGGACTTTTGTGTTAGCCGTAACAATCTTCTTTCCGGACTCCGCTAACTGACCTTGTACTTTATTCAAATCATTTTGCAATCTAGCTTGCTCTGCGACATTGCCCGACTTTTTCGCATTCGCTATCTGATTTTGCAAATCCTTAATGCGAGGTGTAAGCTTGGTTTCTGTTTCAGTATATTCCTCTTGGGCAATTTTCGCATTCTTCAGAGCCTCCTGATAAGCTACAACGTCCCTTGCAAGGTCTTTCCAACCCAAATCACTTGTATTACCAATCGAATTACGGATATTCTGCATAGCATCAACTATACTCTTCTGCTGGTCTGCACCCAAATTTTGGAACTTATCCGTACCTACGAATTTATCCAGATCTGCCAATAAAGGAACAAGCGCATCTTTCATAATTCCACCAACATTTCCGAAGACTTGATACCAGTCTATCTTCTGCATAATAGCACTAGTCTCAACCGAATCCGTCTCTTTCTTCTGCTCTTCTTTCAAAGATTTTATCTTCCATTGCTTGTTTGAGTCCGAATCCGTAGAGTTTTCAACCTCGCTAATCCTCTTAGCATAATCGGCAGCAATAGCTAACTTCTGCTCTTGGAATGTACCATAAGTCTTCAGATAATCGTACATGCTTTGCGCTTCTTTAGCAAGCACATCCTCATTCTGCTTTACAGCCTTATCCCGAATTGCATTCATCTGATTAGCAACGTTCATGCCTATGGTCAACTCCATGCCATTTACCTTAACCGGATTACCCTTGCTGTCCTTCATGGTTTCATTCAAAACCTCATTCTTGTACTCTTCATCGGTTTTGCTCTGTTTCCACATATTAGCCTTACGACCTTTGCCGGAATTAACCCAAACAGCTTGGTCACGCTTTTTCCTAGCCTCAACCAATTTGTCTATACCATCTTCTACCGCTTTTTTCTCCTTGTCGGCATTCTCGGTAATCTGAGCCAATTCCTTGCTATAACCCTCATTCATCGCATTAATGCGGTTCTTGGTCATGTCTTGGATAGCTTTCTCCGAATAGGAAGAAATAGACTTGGCATAGTCCTCCTCAGCCTTGCGCTTATTACCAGCCTTTGTCTCGGCATCATTCCTAGCCTTTTCAGCATCCCTAGCCGCTTTCTCTCTTGCCTTCCTCTCCTTATCTATCTCCTTTTGGCTTTTCTTCGGCTTACTTTCGATGTTGTTACCTCTTGCTTGCATCATAGCCAATTCGTTTGCGACCTGTTCGTAAGTCTTATATTGACCTCCAACTTGAAGAACATCCCCTTTTTTGTGTCCGTCAAGCCAGTTCTTTCTCACAGCCATACTCGCTTTCAACTGAGACTGAGACATATTCTTAATCCATGCAGGAAGCTCACTATCATCATAGTTAACCTTAATATCAAGATGTAACTTTCTACTGCACAACTTTATTGTCTCTTGGATTTCACTATTCAAATCCTTGAAGCTCTTCTTTGCATATTGATTTTTCAAAGCTTGTTCCTCTTGCGCATAAGTCAACTTAGATGTGGCTTTTCTCGCACGTTCTGCGGCATTGACGCTATTATTTATAGAATCAACCGTACCATCCAACTCAACTTTGTTGCTAACAAGCCCATCAGTAAAGTCGTTTATATCAGGAATCATCTGAGCCACCTCAGAACGGCTATGGTGCATATTTTCGAGATAAGTTCCTATTTTTACATTCAACTCCCCTTGTAATTGGGAATATTGAGCATTCAATGCGTTGTACACCTTTAAATCTCCACCACAAGCATTCATCTCCTTTCGCAGTTCAGCTAACTTGTCTATGTCATCCTGACTTACGAGACTTCGAATAGTACCCATTTCTACATCAGACAACTTATCATCTATAGAATCTTTAAATGAGCTGAAAGATGAATCATTTGAAGAATTATAATTATCATAAGCCTCTTGTAATTGATTTGCACGCTCCATTTCAAGAGAACGCTTTTCAATTATACCGATAAGTTCTTCTTCATGCTCCTTTAACTCATTAGCTTGCTCACTCATGCTTTGAGACTTCATTTTAGTCTCATCCAATTTTACCCCATATTCTTCATAAGCAGACTTCAATTCATTTATTGTGTTCTTATGGTCTTCTGCCTCGCCATTTTCCAAAACCGCAAACAAGGAACGAACCTTATTACTAGCCTCAGCAGCCTTATTACCCATGTTTTGAGTCTTCTTAGCAACATCTTCCTCGTCACTTCCGAACATCGCAAAAACGGACATTGCGGTTGTTACCAGAGTAATGATAGTAGTTAGAGGATTTGCAAGCATTGCAGCCCATAGCTCCCTCATACTAACGGTAACGGCATTAGTAGCCCATGTTAACACATTTTGAGCTAATGCTAACCCTTTTGTGCCAACAGATAATATAGAGGTAACAAGGGAATTCCGTTCCTTTGCTCCTGTATTTACGTTCTCGGACGTTGTATTTACATTAGTAGCCGCAGTATTAGCTGTCTTTGAAGTCGAGTTTGCCGTATTAGCAATAGTTTCCGAAGAAGTAGCATTTGCATTAGTACTTTTTGCGGTTGCATTGCTAGCTTCAGAAGTAGTATTGGTTTGTGTAGCAGTAGTTGCCGCCTCCGTAATGCTAATCTTACCATCCTCTATATCTATTCCTTGCTGAACAATATCCCCAATTTCATCTGCCGCTGCTCCTGTCTCTTTATAGACCTCGGTTTCATTCTCTTCGGCTTCTGTCAACTTCTCAGTCGTAGTCTGAAGTTCCTGTTGGATAGCCTTACGCTTTGCGTTAGAACTTTCGTATTCCTCATCCGCTTGCTGACGCTTTTGCATCAGCTCTTCCAATTTCGCTTGTTCTGCCCCGTATTGAACTATTGAACTATTTTCGTTATCCGAAAAAGAATCCGCATAGCCACCAAATGAAGTCGTATCAACCGCCCCATTATCATAGACCAATTCCTTTTCTTTCTGTTCTATGATTTGCTGCTGCTTTTTTATTTCCTCATCAAGTTGAGCAAGGACTATTCTCTTTTCACGAGCCTCATCCATCGCTTTATCGTAACTCTCTTGCTGCAAGTCTACTTTCTTCTGTAAGGCGTTAGTTTCCAATAGAGCCTTACCATAAGCGGTTTCATTTGCCTTGGCTATTTTTTGTTTAAGGGCAGCCTCAGCCTTTGCTTGTTCCGCAGCCTTATTTGCAGCAGCGATGTCGTCTTCTTGCGATTTTTTTGCACGCAACTCTTCTTCTGCGGCTTCTTTGGCGTTTACCGCATTTTGCCATTGGAGTTGTTCTTTCTCCGCAAGTCTTGTCTGCTCAACCAAGAGGTCACGCTTCAACTGGAGTTGTTTAGCCATTTCTTCGCTAATCAACCCCTCAGATTTCGCTAATTCTATCTGCTTAGATATGCGTTTCTCCGTTTCATCATCACCGATATTTTCGGTATCGGACAAAGCATTCCCCAACTCATTATAACGGCTTGCCTTATAATCTTTGGTATCTTTTCCGTTAAGATGTCGGTAATCATTTTCCATTTCCTTGAACTGAGCCATTTTCTCATCAAGTCCCTTGGAAAGTTCCAAAGCCTCCATCTGTTCTTTAGCAGCAGATTGTTGCTGAGTGACAAGCATATCACGTTTAAGTTGCAATTGCTCTGCCATTTGTTGGGTTATGATTCCATCGGTCTGAGCCTCTTTGATTTTAAGAGACACAAGTTCCTCGGCCTTATCCGTACCCAACATATCAGTATTAGAAACAGCCTTATTCAAATCCGAAAGTCTTTGGCTCTTATATTCGGATGTATCTTTTCCGGTGTAGGAATGATACAATTCAGCTTCATCTTTGTACGCTTTTATCTTTTCGTCAAGATTACTTGCAATACTATCAAGTGTAGCTTTGTTTTGAGCTTTTTGGATGGATGCTGCCGCCATCAGACCTGCCTTATACGTGCCTACGGCTACCGCAGCCGAACCAATAACTTTAACGACCGTCTCCCAATTGTCAACCAAAGACGAAATCAAGTCTAAACCAGTGCCAAATATTCCTTGCGACTTCTTGCCGAGTTCGTTAAACATCTGGTCAACGCTATCGCCAATGTTAGACCATTTTCCTTGCAAGGTTGTGGATTGCTTTTCCATCAGTCCACCAAACTTGCCGCCCTCTTCGGTCATGTTGATGATAGCTTTTTTCACCAAATCAGCTCCGACCTTTCCATCTGTAACCGCTTGCTGAACCTCTTGGGTTGTCTTGCCCATGATTTTACCAAGCTCCTCAGCCATCGGGATGCCTCTGCCCATAAACTGACGCAAGTCCATCGTGTACATGCGGCCTTGGCTCATTGTTGTACCATACAAATACACCAAATCGTTCAACGGAACGTTCAGACCTGCCGAAATATCTCCAAGATGAACAAGAATATCATTAACCTCATTTGCAGCCGTACCATAAGCCAACAACTGCTTTGCCCCATTTGTTATCGAACTCATGTCGAAAGGAGTCTTCGCAGCCGTTTGAACAAGTTGGTTCATCAATGCTCCTGCTCTCTGCTCACTACCAAGCATTGTAGTGAATGAAATTTCAAGCTGTTGGAATTGTGAACGAACATTAAAGATGTGTTCTGCCAATTGTTCAAACCCCAGGCCACCTACGAGGCTCATTGCTAATTGCTTTGCATCACCACCGAGACGATTAAATAAAGATGTTGCACCCTCACCGACAGTAGGAACTTTCTTCATTTCCTCAATCATTCCGGCAAAGGCATCAGTCATCACCTTTACGTTATCAGTAGTTGCGCTCGAAGAACCCGAATAGCGGACATACTCTGCTTGCATGTTTTGCAATTCGATTCTTGCCTGCTTACCTAATCCGGTTAGATTCTCATAACGCCTTTTCTCATCATTGAGTATAGTGGAATTTTCGCTTATATCACGATTAAGGATTGTTGAAGTGCCAATATCTAAGCCTCCTTTACGAAGTTTAGACTGCATCTTTGCAATCTCAGAAGAAAGTCTTTCAATCTTTCGCTTAGATGCGTCTGCTTGCAGCTCGAAAGAATAAACCTCTCTTGTAAGATTCTGCATTTTCTTGGCATAATCACTACTCATCACCAAAGCATAGCGAGACATTGCGGAACTAAGCTCTGTCACCTTTTGCTTTTGCTCTGCATATTTGTCAGTAAGGTCCTGAACCACCGCCTTATCTGTCGCCTTTGTTGTTTTCTGTAACTCACCACGCAATCTTTCAAGCTCTTGCTTGGCTTGCTTGATTTGGTCGAAATTCGCTTTGATGTTAAATTCTAGCTGTGCCATCCTTATATGTTTTTATTGGCAAAATTAGCTAATATTCGAAGGAATAGCGAAAGAATTAATGTATGCTATTTCACAAAAGATTTAAGTGCAAAGATTAAGACTGGGTACAAAAAAAGCCTTCCACACTCTCATGCGGAAGGCTCAATTCTTACTTGTTTTCTTCTATATATAATGACAATCAATTCACAACAGCCTGTATTTTCGTTGAAATTTTACCATTCATCAGACTTTGACTTTACAAAAGAACTTTTTAAAATATCATTTAAAATATAATTGACACGGTCATTAATTGCATTATATAAACGTTCTTTCTTCGGATTCAACTTTCCATTCTTAAAGTAGTTACTACAGTCTCCGGCAAAACTACTAGGTAATTCCGTTGGAGCACCAGTTATAACTTTATTGACCACTGGTGCGTTAACACGAAACTTTCCATCTTTGAAATTAAATGAATAGGTGCAAATCATATGCTTTCTAAGAGGAAGCCCCATTACTTTCTCATAATAAGCATCAGTAATAAATACGTTCAATGTAACTTGCTCGTTTCCAAATTTTGTAATCTCATTTGTCTTAGAAGTATATTTTCTATCCAAATACGAAGATACGGCACGAAACAAACTATCCTGCGAATAACCATCCATAGGAATAACAACAAATTCCTTTTCGTCATCAGTTACAAACTTAAAGTTCGAATTAAAGTGAAACTTTACATCTTGCGCCATTAATGATAACGTAACAAACATCATCATCAATGCCATTAACAAAAACTTCTTCATATTCTAAACATTTAATAATATATTTACATTTACTACTTATCTAACCCATAGGAGAACAAAGACTTTTGCGCTAATTTTCAAAGACTTGTATTTTTATTACAAAAGTATTGTTATTTTACATTTCGGCTTCATTATACTCATAATCCCAGAGGAACAACTTGCCTTTGACGTTTCTAATCGGCTCATCGAACAATTTAGCATTCTTCAAGAACCAATGATATTGGAAATCTTCAGCAAATGCATCCGGATAAGCCTCTTGATACTGAATATCATCCAACTCTACGCTGCCGATAATGGCTGACGTTGGCAAGTCTTTAAAGTCCGGAATAACAATACCATGCTCTTGGCAATATTTCTTCATTGCGCTCTCCTGCCATCCGTCAAGCTTTTCGGGTTTGGCTTGGCTTGCATGGATAAGGAAACGGCCACGGAATTTTCTATTCCATGTTCTGTTTTCAATGGTCTTGCAGCCGATAGCGATTAACCAAGCATACGGCTGGCGAATTGATAATACTTTCATAAGCTCATTGTTTTATTATTTGCATCCGCAAAGGTAACAAAAACCTTCGAGAAATGCAAGGAAACTCTAATTTATTTTCATGTTTTCTAAAAATAATCTTGAAATAATTTGCATATTTCAAATATTTTTCGTATCTTTGCTGTGTAATCAATGAGAGATTGCAAAGGAGATGCCGAAAACCTGAAAGAGTAGGTAAAATGAAATCCCAAAGCCGCATGAGACTGTATATTTCAATTCGGATTTGGAAAATCAAAGTTGCTCTTACAATTGAATTGTAAAGCTTAGATTTCCAACAGGGAGGTGGTGTTCTCACCACCGCCTCCCACCTTGGGATTTCGTTGCAAAGGTACGAAATTTATTTCAAACCACCAAATTTTTAACGTATGGGCACAAATGAAGAAAAGACAACCAAGTCATGGGGAGGTGCAAGAGAAGGCTGTGGACGCAAGAAGAAATGCGCTAAACGTATGTTCTTTTCAGCCACAGAAGAAACACTTGACATCCTCAATTCCTTAGACGGAAACAAGAGTGACTTCATCAACGAATGCATCCTAAAGGCGGTAAGAGGTTAGATCCTCTTCCGTCTTTTCTTTCTGATTCTGTCCCAATCCGGTTTAAGCACATCCATCGTGCCGACCATTGCCTTGTACTTGTCGCCAAGTTCGCCCTCGTTCATAGATGAACGGAAAGTGTACATCTTGTATCGTTCATGCTCAGGAACATATAATCCCACCATCAAGGAACGGACTCCATCCACCTCCTGCTCCGGTGCTATCAATACAAGCCCCTCGTTCATGCTTTCCAACTTGAAAATCTTTGAGGAGACAACCTCATAATAGTCTAGTATATTCATATTCTTGTCTCCTATAATTATTTTGTACGTTCAAACACTTCAATATACTGGATAGAGCTACAATCAATATATTTACGTGTAAACACTACTGTACTTCCACTTCCAATCATAAGTGTTCTGTTCTTTGTATTGCAATTGAAAGAGGTTTCACAACCAACACTATTGAAGTCGAAACTTATTTTTGCTCCACCTACCAAGTTGATATTTCCTCTAAGACCTTTGTCCTCGGCTTCGCCTAATATCACATTCACATGACCTGCATCCATATTCTTATCTAATCAATTGTTAAACACCTTCTCTAATAAAGATACGTATGATAGAGTCACTATCAATGTAATCTCTGTTTCCGTTCTCACCAAGTATAGTTATCAAATGCTTTTTTTTGTTATAAAGAACATCGGCAGTAAAATCAAATAACTTTGATTTGCTAAAGTTTGCATGAGTTAACTGCCCATTAGAGAGTGAAATTCCTGCAATGCAACCGCACTCCTTTGCATCATCTAAGATGTCTTTGATAATCTTAATATCCATAGTCTTATTACTTTACTTCTCGTTCTACAATATCAAAATTATCCCACGTCTCTCCTTCGCTGTCTGAGATATGAAAGAAAGAATCTGAGATATTGTATAGATAATCATCGCAATTTAAAACTCGCTTGTAATTCTCCAAAGTGTTCATTCCTTTGTGTCCTATAGCCTTTCTAGCCTTATCTCTGGTATCGAAGACTTCTGCATCAACCTCAACAGCTTCACCCAATCCGTGTTGGTACGAAGAAATTACTACATATACTTTCATAGCTTAAACCTCCTTTTATTACGCTACCTTAGATAACGTTTCTTTATCGATCTCAATCCACTGCGTACCATCCTTACGAAAGAAGATTTCACTCTTGATACGCTTACCATCCACATCAATGCAATTACCCTTGCAGACAAAGGTGTGGTTCTTTGTCAATGGTACAAGAAGGTACGTTTTACCCTCTCTTTTGCGTTCTACAAGCGTTTTGTCCGTCCCAAGGATAATTGATACCCTTTCGTCCTTATCGTCCTTTAGAACACCTATTTTATCCGTGTGCTCGATATAGAGCACATTCAGAAAATTCTCATCCATTTTCTTATGCATTAATCATTCTGTTATACTTTTTCTTATTAACACCTCGTTTAACGGCTTCATAGAGCAAAGTCAAAGCTAATGCTTCATCCTTGACTTTCAAAGCCTTCAAGGTATCTCTTTTTACGTTGTAGTTCTCATCGACCTCACACAATGGTACGTAGCCTTTGTGCTCGAAATTTCTTCGACCAATCGCCCAAATCTCATAGCCATCCGGAAACTCGTTTGTTGTCTCGAATACATAATTGCCATCATTAAACTTTTCCATAATCAATTGTATTAAGTTCTTTACCTTATCTTTTCTTACTCCTCCCATCGGAAAGCGTTAGGGTCTTTTACGACCTTCTTACTGGCTTCGTCCCACATGTAACCATCCGTAAACCATTTAGGGGCTTTACCATTGATTACTCGTTTTGCATCGGCTATGCTAGCATAGTCCGGTTCAGCAATATTATCAATGCGAACGGATACCTGACCAAATACGTCCTCCACCTTAGTAATATGATGCCCTTTGTAGAACACTTCTTTCAAACACTTAGCGATTGTCTCCATATCTCAAATACTTTAAAAGTCCTTAACTAAAGGGGTGATTAAAGGCTCACCCCTATTAAAGCCTCGCCAAACACCTTAGAACGTGTATATATCTTTATGCAACTCGCAAGAAGTTGTAAGCCTTGAATTGTCTCCATGCGCCCTTTTCTTCATCCCAATAGCGGATGCAATCTCTTGATGCTGCATGACCAGTACCATTTGGAGTGTAGTCAATGTGGCTCTGAAGGAGAGTACCAAAGGCTTGTCTTACCTCACCATTCATCTTCATAAAGAAGAACTCTACTACCTTGGTCTTCATCGCTGCCTCAAGCTTTACGACCTGCCAAGCCTGTTTCAAGCACTCAACCCAAGACATTGAACTTGATTTCAACTGATAGGCTCTATGTGCCAACTGCATTACCTTTCTCATCTTGTTCTTAATTGAAGTTGTCATATCCTCAAACCGTTTTACGAGTGCCGACTCGGCTGCATAACAGCAATTAATAGTTAAACTTTAAAGCCTTTATCTCTTAAAGACATTGCAAAGATACAAAATATATTCTAACATACCAAATGTTTTGAAAGAAAATGTGAGAATATAAACAATTATTAACTTAGTAACCTCGTTTAGACTTTATTCTTTACTTTTATTCACATTGTTAGAACTTATCTACACAAAACAAAGAAAATATTTGGTAGTTTCATTTATATTCATTATCTTTGCACACAAAATAAAATCTCACATTATTAAATATAAGAAATATGGACGTTAAAACAATTATCAAAGAAAAGGGCTTTACTATTGAACAGGTAGCAAAAGAAATGGGTATCACAAGATTTACTTTTACCCAAAACCTCAGCCGTAACCCTACGATGAGGACATTACAGCGTATTGCCGATGTATTAGGGTGCAAAGTTGGCGACTTCTTCAAAGACGAAATAGAGCCATCTAAGCCAACATTTGTTTGCCCTCATTGCGGCAAGCCTATCGAGCTGGAGATTAAGGCTAAGGAGGGGAAATGATATTCCTCTCCTTTAACTCTTCTATTCTTTCTCCTTCAAAAAGCCTATACCTGCATAAACATTACCCAACTTATACCAAGACTGGTCTAAAGTCATAACATAACTACTGAAGGATTCTTCCTCAATATCAAGGGTGAAGTCTTCATCTACATCAGGCTCTCCATGTCTTACGTAACCCTTATTCGGGGTGTATAGCAATCTATGATATGAGCCGTTCTCACAAATATAAAGTCCGCTATTACGCCAATCGGAACTCCAAAATTCCGGTTTATTCACGTAACAAAGCATTACATCACCATCGTAAATAGGAATACTATGACTTCGCTCATCCTTTTCTCCAACAAATTTTTCGCTATCAACATTGTCAGACTGACGGATAACAGATACGATGGAGTAACCATTTCCAATAAAGTCCGCTATATCAACATATGTTCTTTGCTCTCTAAGGTCAAATTCTTGTTGGCTTCTTACGCCATCTTTCTCAAATATTACAAGTATTCTTGTGTACTTATCACCAAAATTGACCATACTTAGAATCAAGCCGTTGTTCATGTAAGACGCATAAGCTTCTTTGGCTAGTGTTAATACACGCTCTAGATATTCCAATGGCTTGTATCTAACTAACCAAGACTGACCTTTATGCATCTTTTGCAAGTACGAATACATGTTCATCGCCTCGCATTCATCTATTCCATGCTTCTTGCAGACCAACTTGAACTTATCCGGATAAACACTAGTTACAAGTCTATCCAATTCGTCCATAGCTTGCATGGCTTTCAAATAATCATTTGCTTCCATTTTACTAATCTTTAAGTTTCTCAATTATATAACCACGACCTGTATAGGTACAAGACAAGCCGATATACACTAGGTGATGCAAAAGCCACCATTCCTCAGTGAACGGCAATCTATCACACTTCACGAACTCATCTTCATCCTCAAAATCGGATGCCTTTTCCAATATTTCTTCCTTTGTCATTGCTTATATTATTTATTCTAAAATCTATTAAATACACCATCCGCAACTACCTACGCATAGTTTGCATTCCAATTCGTTGCAGATGTTATAATATTCTTCTTCCGTTATATTATAGCGGTTTAGTACTTCCTTTGTTGGAGGCTTTGGGTCAAAGTGCATATCGGCACAAGCATAAGGCTCTGCATCTTCATGATGATGGTCATATGTATCACCAAAATCATTTTGTTCAGCACTTTTTCCATTGATAGTGAATACCTCTGTACGGCAAGGTAACGCATGATGCGTTTTTATCTTTAATTCCATATCTTAATATATATAAACTACTATTCAAAACTAAAAACTATACAATGCCCTCTTAAGTTTAATCCTAAGTTCTTCCTTCATTTGCGACACTTTGTCATATGAATCGTAATATCGTCCGTAATTATTATAATTAGACCTATTTACGCAATGAAGCCCGATAATAAGCAAATCTAGCTCATCATCAGTCAAGGAAACTTTTTTCATAAGCTTACTTCTTTTGATTAAAATACTTTTCCAACTCTCGAAGAATGAACAGCCCTCCTATCTTGAAAGACTGCTCTATCACCCCTCGATGTTCCTTAAATACGTTTTGACTTCTTGCAAACCGAAACGCTTCATTCTCTAGCATAAGCACAAACTTATTAAATTCAGCATCGGTCATTTGCATTCACCTCCTTTGATAATTAAGTCAAACAATTCATCTGCGTATATCCAACCATCCAAATCGTAAGCTTTAACTTCTATTTCCCACATTTCTTGATATGTGCCGCAATCTGTCTTGTACATCATATCGTATAGGTTGTAAAGATTTCTATAACCGCAGTCTCTTGAGTATGCAAGAATCCTTCCTCTTCCAATTTGAGGAACTTCGTTAGCATTATGAATCAAATCTTTGAATATCTCTTTCTCCGCCCAATCAATGCCATCCAAGAAATGCTTATCGGCATTTTTATCTCTTTGAACCAAAGAGCCGTTTTTGCTAACCTTTCTGATTACACGATAGCTTTTGCTTGCGTAATCTCTGGCGGCATGGATTTTCTTCTTTATGTCTATCATAACTATTGTTGTATTAAAAATGTAAATATGGACGTTCAAGAAAACTAAGTAAAACAGTATGTTCTTTATATGCGAAAGAATCTGTTCTTCCCATTCTCTCAAAGCGTTGCATTTGTCTTTTACAATGCTCTATAAGTTCTTTCTTAAAAGCTTCGTCCATATCTTAAACCTCCATATCTTTAGTTGTACCTATTAACTTTGCAGTCTCCTCATTGTAAGGAAGACAATATCCAAACCAAGCGTCTCCTGCACATATATATCCGTTAGGTGCTTTATAACTAAAGAAATCTATAGACCATCTATCTGCTTCGCTACATCTTACTACAACCTTATCAAAAGGTTTAAGCTCGACTTTTTTCTTCAAATCAACAATCATTTTCTTCTCAGCATCCCAAGCCTTGCCCTTCTTTGCAAGAGCATCAAATAACTGCTGCTTTTCTAAGTCTGTCGCTAAATGAACTGAATAATTGCGAGGTTTACTAAGATATTCATTCTCGCCTAAATTTACAAAACCATTTCTTGTTATATGCGCATGATAATAAAAATTTTCATCATCTTCATTTCTATAAATAAATATAAAGCGATAATTATCAAATCTATCCATCATACAAACAATATCACCATCCTTGAACTCTGGCTGAGCCTTCTCAATCTCCAAAGTTTCAAGGTTTAGTATGCCACCTAATTTTCTTTCAATCTCTCTGACATATCCATAGGCAATATTGTTATCTAACTTGTCAAACTTAGCTGTTTCTGCATTTGATACGTCTTCGTAACCATCCCTGCTATTAGAATAGCATCCGTTGAACTTTGTATAATCATCCGAATCCCATTCTTTGAAAATGCACTGAAATCCACTACTATTGATAAGCAAATCGCCTTTCTTCCAAGCGAATTTGCGCCAGTCACGCATTTCTTTTGAAGGAAGGAGAATCTGTAAGCCGTCAAGCCATCCTTTCATAGTTCCTAATTTGGAAAAAGAAAAATAAATGGTGGTATTAATATCTTTTTGCTTTGTACACCATATAGCTGTTTCTTTATCCGTTGTACTGATTGTATCTAACTCTACATTTGTATTATATAACCAATTATACAACTTTGTTCCTTGCGGCTTATTCTTTAGAATTTCCGCTATATTAATCTTTTCTTCCATGTCTGTCTTTTTTATATTCATTTATTCTTCACTAAAATATTTCTTAACAAACGCTCGTTCGGTGAGCCATTTTCCAAACCCCACTCTAAAGTAACGCTTTGATTTACCTTTCGCAAACCCATATTCATCACGAGGTGTATTTACACTTAGGTGTATCTTAGGAACATGGTTCACCGATACGTATGCAGTTATATATTCATCCGAGAATGCCAAATGCTGAACTTCACGGAACTTTACACTTTTAAAGAACATTTCCTTCATAAGCCTTAGTCCTTATAGATTGCATCAAGAATGCTTCTGAAATTCGGATTATCAATAACGGCTTGGGCATCTTCTTTGTTCTTGAAGTAAATAGCTCCCTCGTTATAACTACTACAAGAAGTAATACCATATTCACGGGTTCGCATGATATTATACTTATGTTCATTAGAATTCCAATCCGGTTTCCAATCTCCATTATAACACTTAGCTATATCCATTAACTTATCCAATGCAACAATTTTCTCTACATTACTATTAGTAACATTAGCAACGACAGGGCTAAGGCCACGGTCTATTAAAGTAGATATAACATCCTCATAGCTGAATGGTCTCTTCTTGAATGCTATAATGCCCACTTTCAAGTCACTTTTTTCAATGTCCACTTCCATTCCTTTAGGAATATCTATGATTAACTTATTATCTAGCATTTTCATTTTTCTTATGTTTCATTTCCAAAATATATTTTTTATTCACAACCAACTCGAAGAACTTATATTTAGCATGCATGTAGTTGCGACCTAAATCAACTCCACCGACAAATTCTTCTCTATACCAAGAGATTGCCGTATATTTTACAATATCATGCTCTTCCGGATGATTCACACGACCATTCCACACATTTGTGCGAACCAGATCGCAATACCCATCAGGTAATTTGGCACGTATCATCCTCGTATTCTCCGCATCAATATAGACGTTTTTGTATTCCAAATCTACGCCTAAAATTTCCTGATTAAGCTTTGCTACATCCATATCTTTTCAATCTTAAAACACTACGTTGAAGATCCCTCGGTTTGAACGGATTCTTCTCCAGTATTTTATTCACATCATTTCGTATCTTGCGGCTTTCCCACTTCTTTGTAAGACGCATAGCCTTTAACAAACGATGGTCTCCGGCTAGCTTTCCTGCATCCATCTTGCCACAATAATAGCCTTGCCTATAAGCCCAATATCGGGTTTTATAGACTTCCTTCATTATCTTCTTAGCTTGTCTTATTTTCATGTCAACCTCACTTTCTGCAAAAAAAAATTCCATGACACCAATCGCTGCTTTCAACATACTTATGTAGTTTAGTACATCTTCCTGCAAGCATACCATTGAAATGTTTACAACGACTGCATTCCTTTGAAGTTCTCAAAATTGAACGAAACAAACTAACGTTGGCACTCGACATATTTACCTTATTCCATCTGATAGTTGCTTTCTGATAGAGATTCTTTAATCTAGGAATGAATCTACTCTCTTTCTTAAATGTATATTTGGAATCGAAGTAACGTGTGTCCGTTCCTCTCTCCATCATATTCATAATTTTCTTAGCTTGTCTAATCTTCATACATTACTTGTTTTTATAAATTTCACATGTCCCCTCATAAATAGTGTTATTACTATAAATGTCATTATATTGCGAAATGGAAACCAATCCGTTTTTCTTCATTCCCTTAAGAATTTCATCGTACACACTTTCTATTGCTCTTCTCTTCAATTGCTCCATGCCCGATTTATCACGACCATAATACTGCGTATCAAAGTATGACATTTCAACTCTTGAATGAAGCTTAATAACTTGTGGCTTTATGTATCTAACCTCTATCTTCGGTTTGATGCCTAATTCGTCAGCTAGCCATTGCTTCCATTTTGGCTTAACATCTTCTCCATCCAAACAAACAAGCAAGATGTAGATAAAGCTCATACTAAGATATAAAATTGCTATATTCATACGTCATATTATTTTAGATGAACAACAAAGTTTTTTGGCTTATACTCGATAAAACCATTTCCCTTTTTCGTTTGAGTAGTCTCAATACTGAAACCTGCGCAATCCTTACTTAGAACTCTTGTTTGAGAACCTACCCTACAGAAAAGTTGGACATAATCAATTTTTTTAAAGATATGGTATATGGAACGCCCATACTGAATATGAGGTTCGCCATTAATCATTTTGACTTTTATTTGATTTGGTTCACCTTCTATCTTTACACCATCAATAAGAGTATGACACCAACGTGGTATGCAAGGTAAACATAATATTTTTACCTTGCCTTGCTTGATTTCATCAAACTCCTTTTCACCGATAGTAACATTTAAATATCTACACATACGCTACTTCTTTTTAGTTAAATTTATCGCCTTGGTGATTCGATGACATTTAGAACACAATTGGTCAAACCCCAACTTATACCAATATCTTCTTGACCACCAATAATCATTCCGGATCTTCTAAATCTTCTTGGCTTGCCTTATTTGCATCTTGCAGTTTCGTAAATACGACAAGCATTTCTTTCCGATAGTGCCTACCGCCTTGGAATAATCATCATCGTATAATGATTCATTACCATCGTATCTACTTAGATATTTCTTTCTTTTAATGTCTGCATCAACCATGATTTTAAGCTTTGCGACAATCACTTCATTACTGGTAGCCTTGCCAAGAAACCACAACAGATTAGTTAATGTTAACTTGTTTGGTTCATAAGCGTCAACATTAGATAATTCCGACAGCCTTCCTTGAATGTATCTCGTTAGTACCTTTTTGTAATTCATACGCTACTTCTCCTTATCGAATTTATTGCCAACAACACAAGCATTAAATAAATTAACAAATGGCTCGTAATTATCAACTTTATCTAAACTCTTGAAGGCAAAATTTCCTTCTTCTTCAATATAAACTACCTCATAGAGATTATCTATACCAATAAGGTCTTCGGTATCACGCACAATATCGCCTTCCCAAATTTCATTGCAGTCTTCGTCCATTATTCCTGTGAACTGGCAGACCGTTTCTGGAATTACTTCGTAAGGAGTTAAATAACATCTATCATCTTCATCACTTTCTTTACGATGGATAAATGCCGTTCCCTGAGAGTATGTAAGTGAACCCCCAACCCATTCTCCATTGTCAAGACGTTTAGCCTTGAACTTGATATTTTCTATTTTCATAAGCTATAATTATTTAATTCCATTACATTGCTTAATAACAGCCTTATTAAAAGATAAATTATAAGCATCAGTATCTGTAATACCTTCAACCTCTTTATATTTGTCAAGAATAGAATCTCTTATTCCGTCAATATAAGGCTTATCTATAAGCTTGAACATAATTACATTAGTCCAATCATCAATTCTCCTGTTTGGATTATCAATCTCGTCTTTATACCAACCAGATTTTCGCCCACTATCTTTATGTGGAACACGATATTCTGCTACCATTGGTATTGCGATAAATCCATCATACTCCATAGTAAGAACCATTACCCAATCAAGCTCAATTCCAAGTTTTTTCATCTTGAAATACTCTTTAATGGGCAACCATCCTTCTAACTTCATTCGTTCAATAAACAAGTTAGCTACTCCTGCTCCTATAAATTCTTCGTGCATACTTTTCATTTTTTATTTAATTTATGAGCAGTACTATTAGTATGCTCTATATGTTCATTATTACAACAATATGGATAGAAATATTTATCTGCTCCATACATAAGTTCTTCTATAATATTATCGTCACTATCATTGCACTTAGAATCAATAGTAACTCTAATATTTACTTCGAATATTCTTGCCATAACTATTCTTCTTTAAGTTCTAACTCTTGCTTGATTAGTTTTAGAAAACTTCTAGCGTGAACTACAAGAACTTTCTTATTTCCTGCGTTCATCATTCTAGTATAGTTTTCAATCATATCATCAATAATTGTTAGTGCCGATACTTTACTCATATTTTTTCATATTTAAATCTTTAAGTCTATCCTTATAGAAGGCAGGAACTCTACTAATCTGCCACCAAGAATAGCATTCGTCACTCCAAGGTTCAATCCACACTGGTTCTTTTGTGTCTTTATCTTGGCAGTATACAATTCCACGTACTTCATCATTAAGCAAGAAAGCCTCTACATCAAAATCCAAATCGTCTAATGTTGCATAAGTCTTGCAATACTCATTACGTTCCCTAGTGCCTTCCCTTACGAACAACTCAAAATCATTGAATAAATCTATTTTTAGTATCTCTAAGTTATTGCTTTTAACAACATCTAGAAGAGACTTTTTGACGTTCATTTTGCTCATTTCCTATCCCTCTTTTTATAGTCATTGCAATCCATAGGAATATGGTCTGCTAACTCTTGCCAATAACACCTATTATCATAATAACAAGTTTGACATTTTTGAATCTTTTCATTCATTACTTATTCTCCTTTAAGTTCGACAGGCTCATCTTTCCAAGACAATTCTTTTCCGATGAGCTTCTTAATGCTTCCTTTAGGAAGGTAACAGCAACCGGTATTTGCGTACCTCTGCCCATATAAATATACGACAGAGCAAATCCATAATGTATTACTTTCATTTCTGCAAGGTTTTTCTGCAAAAATATGTTCACAGCCACCTTTATCTACTGCTAACCATGACATAACTAATACTATATTTTTTTAATTAATAAATTACTTTCCTTATTAAATGGCTTATAACCATTATTCAGATACCATTCGAAAACAAAACTCTCGGATTCATCTTTATTAAATTCCAACCCGATTATTTTCACTCCATTTAACTTAGCTTGTTGTTCGGCAAGTTGTAACAGACGTTTTGCAACGCCACATCTTCTATGAGCATCATCAACAAAGAGTGCATATATTAGAGCATCAGCTTTGCCGAAAATATCACTAACATATGACGGAATAGATATTTGAACTGAGCCAAGATTTTCTTCATCAGTTATTAAAATTCTGATTTCATCCTTCCATGACTGCTTTTGAATCATAATTAATCCTCCAACTCTATGTTATTTTCTGCTGCGTAGCCATCTTGTGCTTCCTCGCAATACTGCCCTTCGCAAAGCCCACCTATGCCGATGTTATATTTTGAAATAATGTTCTTGTTGCAATACTCACAGATAGCATCGCCATGTTTATTTTGTAATTCTTCTCTTGTCATATTAGTTATAGTTTGATTGGGAGACCATGAACATAAACCTCATGAGTGTCACGAGTACCATCTTTTTTCTCCATATGGAAGAAGAGAGTCAATTGTAATGTTGACCTCATAAACCTTTCCGATGGTGAACGATAAGGAACTATTTTGGAAAGCCAACCCACACGCCCATCTTCATCCATAATTTTATCTCCGATTTTAACAGGCAAGGCTTTAATACAGTCTTCTTGAAGTTGTTCCATTTCTCGAAGTAACTCATCGCGTCTTACATTTAATTTGACCATTTTATCTATAAAAGGTCTGGAGATTTCTCGCCATTTTTCTATATTCCTTTCTACTTCTTCTCTTATCATATTCTATCCTCCAACTCTTTAAGTGCTTTATCTAAATACATTATAGCTTCAGTTCTCTGAGTATTTATAAGCCAATTCATAGAGTTCAAAATCTCAATGGAATTATTAATGTATTCTTTAGCTTTTTCTTTACTCATTGCTTATCCTCCTTTGCTTTTTTAAGATAAAATTCTCTCCAATCTTCAAAAGTCCAATCTCTTGTGTTATGAGTAAGATTGAAAACTTCCGTATCTTTCTCTAACTGGAATAACAGCCAAGCGTAATCTTCATATCGCTGTCTTAGCAATCTTTTGCGACACAATCTTACATGCTTGTATAACTTATAATCAGCGGTTGCAGCATCAAAGATTATTTTACCTACTATTGCTAACAGATAAGCAGATATAACGCCTAATGCAATCCAACCTAATATTGTAATTACTAAATCCATATTCTCTTTTTTTTACCCTCCTTAGTAATTGATAATTTTCTGTGTTTTACGAACCTTGGCAAAGAACCCACTAATCTGTTCTTTTGTCGCAACACCTTTAATGTGACACTTCATCCAATTGCCAATACCATTGGATTTCTGAATCATTCCATCAGAATCCTCACCAATTATCACACCATATCCATCAGCGTTAACAAAGCCATCATGGATAAACACTTTACCATCATTAGCAACTAAGATAGTACCTGCTTTATATTCACTTAATCTCATATTCTTTTCTTTTTACCCTCTCCCTTTTACAGGAGAGGGTGATTAATTACTTACTCACAAATAATAGCGAGCTGACCACAAGCAGCTCCATTCTCAATTTCAGCCTTTGTTGCGATTGCTACTGCATAATCGTAACCCATCTTTTCCAATTGATTC